TATGTGGGAGCTTCCACACTTAAGCAGCTTCCAAAGTGTACGACCTTTGTGCGAGTCAATCGACAGATTAATGATGTTTTCCTAAAGTAGCCATACATAGACCCGTGATGGTTTGGGATATGTAACTTGATACGCGTGGACTGGTTGGGTAAGATAGGCTACGGAGATATCTGTAGCCCTATCGCTTATGCTCACAATCTATCAGATAAGACGGGTGACCATGTAAAGCTAGCTTTCCACTGGTCGCATTCTAAGGGTACCAAGACGTATCCAAATGATCCAGAGACAATAGACGAGAGGGCCGACTTTATGTTTGACCTCATGCAGCCAGCTAATGTATCGCTGATGCATATCTATGAGTCCGATCATGTATTTGACGAAAGCAATCCTCACACCAATTATAAGTTTCAATATGATCCACACAATCATTGGTGGTCAACAAAGACGCATCGACAGACATCAAATCAAATTATAGTATGTCCGCCAACCGAAAATACAACATCCTTTCCGCATAATAAGTCTTGGAAGGATCCACTTGGACCTAAGTGGAATTTGGTTATCGATCAGTTTGATGCAAAGGTCGTATCATATCGCACACCTATAAGTGATCTTGTAAATATGCTTCTGGGTTGTCGCGTCTTTATAGGATATCACGGTAGCTGTGCTTGGGTTGCTCGACATCTGCGAGTACCGTCCATTCTCTTTTCGGACAATAAGGTTACAAGCAAAATGTTTCCCAGCAAGGTTTGTCGCTCTCTGCAATCACTATCAGATTTGGATTGTCTAATCGAATCGAGTCGACAGCTAATCGCTGAATATGATAATCGATTAATCAATTATACCTTTTCCGATAAAACATTGTCAGGAATTATTCAATGCTAAAAGTATTCATAGGATATGACTCGACCGAATCTGTTGCTTGGGATGTGTGTCGATATTCCATAGAGCGCAATTCTATGATTGAGCCTGGAGACATATATCGATTGATTGGTAATCCAAATGGATGGAATCGAATTGCATCAGGTGGCCAGTCCACAGAATTTACCTATTCGCGTTTTCTTGTTCCGTATCTTAGTGGGTATGAAGGTCTGAGTCTATTTGTTGACTGTGACTTCGTATTCCTCGACGATGTTGAGGTGCTATCAAGTTATCTAAATGGTGCAGCGGTTGCGTGCTGCCAACATCCAGATTATATTCCTCTGTCTACTAACAAGATGGATGGACAAGTGCAGGTGTCATATCCTCGCAAGAATTGGTCATCCCTAATGCTATTTGATAATGCAAAGTGTCGCAATCTTACGCCTGAGTATGTTGCGAATGCGACTCCGCAAGAATTGCATCGTATGATGTGGGCCGAGTCAATTGCTAGCATACCGCTGGAGTGGAATACGTTGGAGGGATATTATCATTTTGAGCGACCAAGAGCTGTGCATTATACCGACGGTGGTCCGTGGCATCAATCTTATCGTGGCGGCCGCTACGCACAGTTATGGTTAAATTATTTTGAAAATTTTAAAAGTAGCCACGTTTAAAAATCAAATTTTAATTTTTGTCGTATAATTATATTTGTCGATAACGGAACCGTCCAACATCGACATCCCGGCAATCATGCCACATAAGATAAGGAATTAATATAATGTACATTAATGCACCCGTGCAATGGGACGCCGAAGTTCAAACCATTCGAGACATCGTCCTTAATGTCATGCCTCGAGTTGATATCCATCCAATCTACAATCGACGTTATTGGTCAAAGCTTGAAGGTAATGCAACACCATCAAAGCTTCAGGGTATCATGAATTCAATTGTCACCGGATTTGATATTGGTGAAATTACATTTGCTGAGCCGGCTGAAAAGCCTGAGTGTGATCATGAAGTTCTTGATGGATCTAATCGAATGGATGCAATCAAGAAGTATTATAACAATGAATTTTCAATTCACACGTCTTGCCCGCATTCCGCTTTTGCTGGTAAGTATTTTAAGGATCTATCGGCTGAAGCGCAGGAAGCTATTCTAAGTTATCGCGTTCGCCTTGTATGGTATCGCAATGTAACGAATGAGATTAAGGGTATGCTCTTTCGTCTACGCAATGGCGGTACTCCGGTAAATGCAATGGAGATGCTAAATGCATATGGTCGTATTCCTATTGCGGATGCAGTTAGGTCTACGGCTAGAGAAATTCCGGATGAGACTACAAAGCCTCATGCGCTTTTTGAATCAGAGTATGATAAGAAAAATGACAAGGTGGAATGGAAACATCTTGACTTTCCCAATGCGCGTCTATTTCACGATGAGCTGGTTGCGCGTATCACATATATCATGTATCACAAGGGAACTCTTGTGGCCTGCGATCATAAGGATCAGTTACAAGTAATGTATAAGGATAAATCCTTGACTGAACCTAGAGTTGCAGAGATTATGAAGAAGGTCAATCAGTGTCTTGATTTTCTATTGATTATTGCTAAGGCTTGTTATGATCGCACAGGTCGTGGATTGGAATCTCATGAATTTACGATGCTATACCGTTGGTATGTAGATTTTCTCTCTAAGAGAGGTCTAGACGCTAGCGGTCTTAAGATTGTTGATTCGACCAAATTTTGGGATGAATTTAGTTTTGCGATTACTAGTATTATGAGCAAAGATAAATCCCTTCACCCAAAGAGTCTAGCATCTGGTACCGTTAATGGAAAGCCCATTTGTGGTCCGAAGAATGCATTTGCATCGGGTTGTAGTCAGCACAGCTCCGTTCGGCGTATTCAGCAGACGGTCGACTGGTTAGTTAATGATGCGGGGTTTGATGCTCTCGGTAAGGAGTGCATCAAGATTATTGATCGACGTGAGACCTTCTCACCCAAGGATATTGAACAGAAGTGGATCGCGCAAGGATATCGCTGCTGGGTATCGGGTAAGCCTCTTTCTCGCGAGGATGCTCGTGGTGCACATATCAAGGCCCGTAGTCTAGGTGGTATTACCGATCCCGTAACCAATATGGCGGTTGTTCATGTTGAACACAATCGTGCTATGGGTACGATGAATGCGGAAGAATATCGTGATATGTGGCGACAGAAGCAAAATTCAATTGCTGCTTAATTAACCGAATGGGCGGCTATATATGTCGCCCATTCATTTTGATGAGGATAAAATGTTAAAGAGACGTGATCTAATTCTAGCGGGCGGCGCAGCTGCCCTTTCTTCTCCAGCTGTAGCGCAGTCAGGACCATGGCCTAATAAGCCGGTTCGTGTTGTCGTTGCATTCAATGCTGGTGGCGGTATCGATATCATGACACGCATTGTGTGTCAGGAGCTTACTCGTAAGTTCGGTACACCGTTTGTTGTGGAGAACCGACCTGGCGCTAGTGGCAATATTGGCACGGCCATGGTAGCGCGTGCAGAGCCTGATGGTTATACTCTGAGCGCAATTAGCATCGGCAATGTTGCATTCAACATGCAGCTGTTCAATAGTCTTGGTTATGATCCTGACAAGGACCTTTCGTATGTGATGGGTCTATGGGAGCTTCCAAACTTCCTGATTGTACCGACAGCGCATGTGCCTGCAACGAACATGGCAGAATTCCTTGCATGGGCCCGCTCACGTCCGCGTGGTAGCATCAACTTCGCTACGCCTGGTTCTGGTAGCACTGTTAACCTGACTGGTGCGACGTTTGCACAGAAGGCTGGGTTTGAAGCAGTCTCGGTATCCGCCGGCGATGCTCAGACCATTCAGCTACTGCTGCGTGGTGATATTCACTATGTGACGAATCAGTTGCCACCGTTCTCCGATCTTATTCAGGAAGGTCGCCTGCGTGTTCTTGCTGTGGCTGACCGTCAGAGGTGGGCTGCTCTACCGAATGTGCCCACAATGGCAGAGGCTGGTATTCCTGATCTGGCTGTTGCATCTTGGCATATGCTTGGTGGACCGGCTGGTCTGCCGCGTGAGATTGTCGACCGTCTTGGTTCGGAGCTTCGCCAGATTCTCGCTGATGAAGCCTTGCAGCGTCGTCTGGCTGTGCTTGGTGCGCGTGTGCTAGCATCATCGCCTGCTGATGTTCAGTCTCGCCTGGTACGTGAGCGTCCGATCTGGGCTGAGATGGTTCGCACCTCTGGAGCAAGGGCTGAATAAGCCGTGTACATCGATATCTTCTCCTGATATGATGTATCTATCATAAGAGGAGATATCGATGCGTTACGAGGTTACCCTTATCGACTCGTGTGGCTTTAGCCGTCGTGAGCTGTTCGCATCTTATGAAGCGGCCATGGCATATTTTGACGCCAACCGTGAACGGTTTGAATGCGAGTTCCGTGACCTGCGGGCCTACGATCAGTGGTCATTGCGTAGTAGGCTTGTGGCCTAATGGAATATTATTGCGAGTGTGATCCACATGGCGACAATGCTAAGTGTGATCGGCCGTGTACCAAGCCTGCTCATGTGCGAGCGGCCGAGGCTGCCGAGATTGTACGCATCGCGCGTGAACAGCATATAGCAATCCACGGCGATGATTGATGAGCTAGCCGTAATGCTGGGCTGCAATCCTATGTTGTAGTCACCCGGCTTGTGTGTTATGAATACGTTCCTGATATATCCAGGCGTCATTGGTTTATTTTCGGTATTGCTATTGTACATAGTGGCTATACCGATTGGTATTTGGGTATTAATTCGCAACCTCTTTGAATATATAAGAGACATCAGAAAGGGTTAATCTTATGGCACCGCATGATGGTAGCCGCGATCATGATCATTCATATATTGATCCGAGGGCACAGGTTGACCCAGAGGCAGCATGGGCAAAGGTTGATCTTTTCCTGATCGCCCTTCTAATTCTAGTTCCTATTCTCGGTATCATATTTGGTCTATGATAAAATATAATTTTTTATCAATGATCAATTATTTTATGAAAAATTCTGTGTATGATAAAGGTTTAGTCTTACCCAAATATGATCATGAAATTCATCACGGCTATGGTATTGGTCCAATAGCTGGATGGCAATCATCAGATTGGTGTCCAATGGATACCGAACAAAGGTTCAATGAAAATTGGGCTACAAAGCGTGTCTTACTAGAAAAATATGGTTGGACAAAAACTAGCATAAAATATAATTCCAATCGTCAAGGTTTTCGTATGGATGTAGACTTGAACGAAATTGAATCAGGTATGCATGATTTTTATTTGGGTTGTAGTATGACTTTTGGAATAGGTGTAAATGGTAAAGATACCTGGCCAGAAAAAATGATGAAGCGAATGAATAGGCCGGGATTAAATTTTGGTGTTGGTGGCGGATCAATAGAAACCCAATATCGTGTATTGAGGTGCTGGGCTCCGCTACTAAAACCGAAACGAGTCTATACACTTGGCACATATCTTGGTAGGCGCGAATTGCTTGAAGATGATGTTCCAAAAAGTATCGGAAGTCCTAATCGTACCTGGAGAAATTTTGTCGAGGATCCGCGCCACGAATTATATTGGCAATCCGAAATACAAATATCCCACATTCGTGCTTATGATGCAATGAGAGCCGTTTGTATGGATTATGGTGCGGAGTTGTATTCGATACGAGATGATAGGAGAAAGGAAATTTTCCGTTCTCTTCCTGGTTGGCATGAGGGACGTGACCTAGCGCACCCAGGTCCAATTTGGCATTCTCATGTAGCAAATTTACCAGATGATTGCTGGGAAAGACTCGCTTAATATTGCCTGATCGTCTAACGGTAGGACTACGGATTTTGGTTCCGTGTATGGTGGTTCGAATCCATCTCGGGCAGCTTCAAATGGAGAAAGTTATGGCTTTGATTAATTACATCCGACAGATGTTTCAAGAGAGGTCCAATGGCGACCTCAGTCGCCATCGTGTATATACTGCACGATATGAAGATTTGTGCATGTAACCATGTACATCTACTCCATTATGTGATAATATGCTTATATCAATAGGAGACATGACATGAAGCTTGAAATTAACGATGATATGGCCGATGAGATTGTGCGCCAAGTTCTTCGCGAGCAATATGAAGGTCTTTGCGAGTCCATCAAGACTCTTGAAGGTCGCCTCAATCTTAAGCCGTATGAGGAACAAGACCTGAAGGATAATATTGCGAATGCACGTGCTATTCGCACGGCTCTTGCATACTTCACTGTTTATGAAGATCATGAGCGTTGGCTTCAGAGCGTGGAGGATTCCTGATGGATATCGTAGCACATGTAGTAATCACGTTCCGAACCTTATGAGTTCGGGCCCGTAGCCCAACCGGCAGAGGCAGAGGACTTAAAATCCTCACAGTGTCGGTTCGAATCCGACCGGGCCTACGGACCTGTAGCTCAGTGGTTAGAGCGGGCCGCTCATAACGGTTTGGTCGCAGGTTCGAATCCTGCCGGGTCCACCAGTTTGACTCCGTAGCTCAGTTGGATAGAGCAACAGCCTTCTAAGCTGTGGGTGGTAGGTTCGAATCCTACCGGGGTCGCCATATAATTAATATAACAACCTTCGATAGGAATATCAAACATGATTAGACGCCGTAATTTAGCAATTGGTATTTGTGGTTCGATGCTTGCTAGCAGCATGTCCAATGCACAGGGTGTGGCGCGAGCATCTGAATTGATGTTTGTAGTTCCAGCCGGGGCAGGTGGATCGGCTGATATTAGTGGACGACTACTTGCGCGCGGCATTACTTCAATTCAAAATACCCCTATTGTTATTTCTAATCGCTCGGCTATTGAGGGTGTGCTTCATGTTTTCAATTCACCGGCCGATTCTCGTAATGTATTAGTTGGCGGGCCTAATGGTTTGTTCTTCGCGCCCGCGCGCGAGAACCTGCCATATAATTCAGATAGCTTTGAACCAGTATGCATGTTTAGCATGGCTGCATTTGTATTAGTATCTCGTCCAGATAAATTTTCTAATATTAATGAACTAGTTTCTGCCATGCAGACTGGACGCGTAAATTTTGCATCAAGCCAGGGCGATGGACGATATCTAATTGATAGAATGATTCGAACCACAAATGCGCGTGATACTGTAGCAATATCCTATCGTGGTGGCGGCGGCGCTGTGATGCGTGATGTATTAGCTGGTATTGTTGATATTGGTATCACATCTCTAGCTTCAGTTGCTGGAGCTGTACAGAGCAACTCACTTCGATTACTTGCTCACACATTAGATTTCGGTAATGTATCGGCATATCCAAATCTGCCTAGACTGAGTAATATTCTTGGGGATAATCATCCAGCATTGACAACATTTCACTGGCATGGTTTGTATCTACCAAAGGGGTCGCCATCTAATCTAAATTTATTTTTGCAAAATGCTACTAGAATGGTTTATGAAGATTCCGAATTTGTTTCCGAGCATATCAGTCGTGGTATGATCCCGCGATATATGAATCCTGCTCAATTGCGCGAGCACCATGCTAAAATGGAGGTATATATGATTGGTTATAATAATTGGATTAGGGAGGTTGGTTCGCTATGATTAAAGATATTCGTGTTGTTCAGGATCATGGATGGTTGCAGCAACCAGATGGTACTTTAGCTTGGGGTCCCACCACATTTTGGCTTGAAGTTCTCACTAATCACTCTGATGAGTGGAGAAAGCTTGAGGTCGTAAATCTAAATCAATATCCTGATCCGAATGATCCTCTCTTTGAGGCGCCAATTAGCCATTGACTTTCCAACCCATTATAATATAATATGACATTATACCGGCGTGGGGGTTGGTACTCACCAGGAGCTTATACCTCCTTCGCAGCTGATTACTGTTGGGATATGGTTCGATTCCATACACGCCGACCATAGTTATTGGGTGATTAGCTCAGTGGTAGAGCATCGCCTTTACACGGCGAGGGTCGGGAGTTCAAGCCTCTCATCACCCACCAGTTTGGGGAAGCTGCTCGGACGGTGGACGGGCACCGGACTGTAAATCCGGCACATAGAAACGGAGTAGGTTCGAATCCTACCTTCCTCACCAATTTTGGGCCCTTAGCTCAGTGGTAGAGCATCGGACTTTTAATCCGTTGGCCCCGGGTTCGAACCCCGGAGGGCCCTTTTCTAACTCTGAGTTAAATAAGTGATCATAGTATGGGTAGATAAATGGACACAATAAATCAAAAGATTGAAGAATACAAAGATATCCTAAGCACATTTGGCGACACCGACGACCGTTATAGATTCTTGATTAGTTTGGCTAAGAAGTCGCAGCCTTTTCCTGAGGAATTTAGACTTGAAAACTTCAAGGTCAAAGGTTGTATGAGTCAGGTATGGTTAGTTCCTCAATTAGCAAAAGGAAAAGTTTGGTTCTATAGCGATAGCGACGCTATGATAGTCAAAGGCACCGCTACTTTGGTAAGCGACATTTATTCAGGTAACTCTGCCGAAGAAATATTAGCCAATGATAAAAATCTTATAGTAGAACTTGATTTGGGTAACTTGCTCAGCATGAATAGGCGCAGTGGTACTTACAATATGTTGCTAATGGTAAAAGAGCATGCTAAAATGTTTATCTAGCCGCATGACCTCGCTGATGATTTTACAATGACCAAATATGTATTTGTACCTGGCTCAAATTGGAGAAATGAATATCTAGCTTGGTATGATATGACCGAAAGTGAAAAATCGGAATGGATAAATTCCGCTAAAGTTTGGCTTTCAGCATTAGAAGAAAAATCGCCGCTAACTTATTCATTTTTAATTTCTAATTTCAGACATGGTTTGGTGACGGAAGAGAATTTGGATACACTATGAAATATGATATTGAAATGATTAGAACCATAGCTCGTTGCATGTATATAACTCCATTGGAACATATTCATACTGGATATGACTGGCCAACGAAGCAAAGGGAATGGGAAGCTTTATCTGAAGAACAAAAACAAATATGGTATGATAAAGCTTTGGTTTGGTTAGATGATCTTAAAGAAAAAATGCCAGATGCATATGAGTTTTATATGACATATAGTATTCCTGATTTAGGTGATCGAAATCATCTTTTTAGTGATTGATATATGTCCACTGCATGGTCAATCATATGACCAGCAAGATTGCGAAATGAACAAGCTTCAGTCATTGGAAAATTGGCCGACGGATTTATCTCACACAATTTCAATCCGTCTTTAGTTGGAAAAATGTCAACTCGACCCCATTCAATATTTAACGCATCTAATGATCTATTAATTAAATTTTGCATTTCACTAGATGCTGTTATTGGTAGCTGAACTCTTCCTTCAGCATTTGCAAAATTTGCTTTAAATTTTTCATAGCCCGTAAATGATGGGGGTATAGCCTGCATGGTTGCTTGAATATTGCGGCCACGTACAGCATGGGCTGTGATCATATAATTCAGATCAAGATATTCCTGTACTACCACTGTGGTATTGTGTTTCTTATTAAATGGATCTGTAGTAAGTCTGTTGTGAAAATCTTTGCTAGGTAAATGCTTTAGTAAATTACCAGCAACAGTATATAATTCGAATTCATCCTTGCAAAGGGTGACTCTTTCTGATCCTGCTGAAAATCTCCATTTAATTACGCACGGATATCCAATATTATTTTGTATTTCATCAACAGCATTTTCTGATGAAAGGTCAACAAATATAGTTTTTGCTGTTGGTATTCCAGCTTGCTCATATTTTTTGTGTGCATTGATTTTATCAAGAGCTTCAACATGAGGTTCAATATCAGTTACAAATATACTTCCGTGCTTTCTTAAAATTCCAATTTTTTTCAGACCAAGTGGATTCCATACAGCATGTCTCATTATAATAAGGTCTGGTGGTATAATCTTTTCATTGTTAATATACACATCATCACTTACAACTGTGCACATATACGGATTGACATGTAACGCTTCAAAACCCCTTTTGTTTAATTCATCCATAAATCGCCAAGTTTCATACCAATGACTTTTCGGTGAAGGAGAAGTGAGAAGCCAAACTCTTTTCATTTAATATATCCTGAGGCATATTTTGCTATTTCAAATCCAAGATCCAAGTGGGGATTTGAAATAGATAATTGCTTAAATCCACCATTTGTATTTAATTCAATTATAATATATTTTTCTCCATCATGCATAACATCTAATGTGGCCATTGCTAGATTTAATTTTTGACATGCTAATTCGCAAAGTTTTGCTAAATCATGCGGTATAATAAATTTTCTTCTATAAGAATTTTCTAGACGATTTGATACAAAAAAATCTGTCTCATTGATTGGGGTTCTTTGTTGAGCCGCCATAGCTTTAAAACCAACAACATGAACTCTTAGAATACCCATCCCAGATATTTTATGGTCTACATATTTTTGCGCGATTACTGATGCCGGCCATTGAGTACCAACAGGTACTCTAACATATCCATAATCACTTTTCATATCATAAAGTATCATGCAGGCATTAAACGCATCCTCCTCATTCATACATTTAAAAACTGCTTGAGCATCACCTGTGCTTCTAGCTTTTATGACTAGAGGATAGCCTATCTCTATTCTCAAATCTTCCAATTGAGATTTTAAGAATTCAATTTTTTCTCGTTTAAGTGGTAAATCTATTTTCACTGTTTTAGAAAAATTAATACCTTCTCTCATAAGCATTTCAGCTTGATTCCATTTATCATGATATTTTATATGAGAGGTGGCATTATTAATTACAATAGTACCATTGGCTTCAATATCTAAAAGAGTTTTAGCTTCAACATCAAGCCACGCTGGACAAGTATCTATCACCAATTTTGGTAGAGGTAGATTGGGAAGATCCGTTATTCTGTATACCCCAGCGTATATTCCAAGCTTATTAAATCCACTACGAATATTCATAGGCGTCCAAATGGAAATATGAGTATCAATATTGATTGCCAATTCTTCTGCTCTCATCAATTCTTCATATTTTGCCGTATAACTTCTAGTTAATAACCAAACATCAAACATATATAACCTCGAATAGTTTTGGAGTTTGATATTTATGGACATGTCTTATTTGAGTGTTGATGCTCCAGAATTTCAATGTCTGGTGAGAAAAGAATATCTTTATGATCACAAATATGGTCATGGTGAATATGTATCTGGTCGGGCCGTCGCAGTTTGTTTTAGAATTGGTATTGCTCCGACATTTGATGTGCTAATGGACAATGGTGTCTTTTGGACAAGATTGCCAATAATTGCTTTATGCTGGAAAACAGATGCTGAAAAATTACCATTACATCATCATGTGATGTGGGACTGCCATTCACAATTTGGTAATGTAAGAATTAGACCAGCATTTAAAAATATGAAAACAACTCTGCTATGTGAAGATGGAGTTTCAAGAGAAGGTAAATATTTGTTCACAGTTGAATGTGCATATCCAGATGGTAAAGCATATCCAGATCACAGAAATGTTTTGTCATTTGTAAAAACTGGACATATGTTTGAAGTCAATACTGGTCATTTTTTCATGTTTCCAAATTATAGAGTTTTATGGGGCGATAATCCAAATTTAGATAATATGCGTTATAAAATTGATAGCAAAACATATAGTGTTAGAGAATCATTGAAAGATAAGTGATGACTATATTATTAGAGGTTGCTCGGTCTCTTTATATTTTTTCCGAACCATCAAGAAGAATTGAAAATTGGCTTTATCTTCAGCATATAAATGAAGCATTTGCTGTAGACGAAAATTGGTGCAATCTATCAGATGACGAACGTCAAATTTGGTTAGATAAAGCAAAGCAGTATATGAATGAATTGAAATTACATTTTCCTGAGGTATATGAATCCATCATGAAAAATACAATTTGTGTAAATTCTAAGCCGATGTGGTGGAAGACCGATATTTCTGCATAATATGATCCACTATATCTTTCGCAATATTCTCTCTACATGCAATTGATGGTATTCCAAATGCACCACTACCATTCAATTCGCATACCTTATATCCATCATTAGTGACAAATATTTCGGCGCGGACAAAATCTAAACCTAATGCATCCAATGAAGATACAAAAATATTTGATGACTCATTTGAAGGCTTTTGTTGAATTGTCATGCCATATTTTTCAAATATATTTAGTAGAGGGCTATTTCTGTAAGTAGTTTTTTGTAAATGTGAACTCTTTCCATAGACCATTGTTGTATAAAATTTATCTCTACCCGCACTTGTAAAAACTAACATGTATTTTGCATTTATTAATTCTTGTATCACAAATGATGTAGGTTTTGGCCGCACCTTACCCATAATCATATCTAAAGATAATTGCATATTCTCAATTGCATATCTAAGATCATTTGGATTCATACATGTAAAAAGTCCGCCGGCACTCCAACCATAATTTGGTTTGATAATACAAGGCCAACCTATATTTTCTTCAGCAGTTTTAATCATATTATCAATTGGCATTTTAATGTCAACACCAATTGTTTTGGGAATTGGTATATTAGCAGTCTTTAATTTATGATACATCTTTATCTTATCAGTATATTCAATTATATTATCAGGATTATTTAATATGAATGTTCCCATTGATTGTAGCTTTTTCATTTTATGTTTCCAATAATCACCTGTCAAGAAAGTTTTTATCAATGCTATATCTGGTGCCTCAAGTAGCTCGCCCTCATATTCAAGGTAATTGCTATCATTACGTATGATTAGACTTGGAGTATCAATAACCCTTACAATACATCCACGCTTTTCAAATTCTGTAGATAGTGTTGAATATTGATAGTGTGTTCTTAAATCTTTCCAATTAGAAAAATAATTACCTAATATCCACACGCTAATCATCTTATACTTCCTATAATATAATCCGTAATAATTTTACCCATGTTTATTTCGTGAACTTTTTCAAATCCTTGAAAACCGCCGGGTGAATTTATCTCACATATGATATAACCATCATGATCAAATAATATATCAAGTCTTGCCAATTCTAAACCAAAATGCGTAACGGCTGGTTCCACAGTTTTTCTTAGCTCATCAGTTATTGGATATGGTTTTCTTGATGATAGATGCTCTGGTTTTTTGTATGCTAAAAAGGAATTATCTCCATCTGGCGCCTTTGCGACATGCGCGCGTACTATACCATTGACCCAACCCAATGCCATATAATCACCAGAATAATTTATGTATTTTTGTGCGATCATTGTGATATCACCAAATTCTTTAGAAAATCTTCGTGCAATTATATACAATTCATTTTCATCATGACACAATTCCACACCAATACCATGTGCGCCATATCGTCTCTTTATCACACAAGGAAACCCTATTTCATCTCCAATTTTTTCCGCATACCAATTTTCAAATGGAATTGGTATTAATAGTGTCTTAGGTACTCGATAACCCATTCTCATTAATTCTTTATATTTTTTCCATTTGTCAGAAACAATATAATGTGCATCTAATTTGTTTATGAATCTGGTGCCACTTAATTCCATCTGTTTTAGTTTTGGATAGTCGCTGCCTTTGCAATTTCTGAGAATTGCAATATCAGCGGATTTAATTTTATCTGGTGTTAAAATTTCTACATGCATATTGGCCTGTCGCAGATTATTTGCGATAGACTCCATTTCATACATTTCAGGACCAGGATTATGAATCAATGTTATCATCAAAATATATACCATCATGAATAATCAGTTAATAATAACCATAGCCAGGTCGCTTTATTTTTCTGATGCGAACATTATGTTTGGTTGGCAAGGTTGGGCTTATAAGCAAGCGACAGAGTGGCGCAAGCTTCATGATCTATGGGACACAATGTCAGAAAATGAAAAGACTAAATGGATAAACAAGGCTAAAATAATTTTATCCGATATTAAATCTACTCAGACTGATTTGTATGAATTACTAGTCAATAATCAAATGGATGATGGTTTTCGTTGGTGGGCATAGACCATCTTTTGATATAGATGATCAACTAATATATCTGATATATTTTTTAGATGTGTCATTGTGGCCCAACTATGGGATGCTTGAGGATTGACTTCGCATACCTTATATGTACCCTCATCTATCATTATATCCATTCTTGCGGAATTAAGCTTCAAGCTTTTTAATACACCAGATGCTAAATTTTGAATTTCAAAATTGATCTTATAAGGTAAAGTTATCACATCCTTTCGCAGATTACTTTTAAATGATCGATCATATGGATGAAACTGAACTACGGCATGATGTATATCACCAATACTGTGAACTTGAATAACAGTTTGATTAGTAACTAATTTTTGTATTATGATGGTATCAAATAGAGTCTCAGATAATTTGTGAATTTTTGCTATCTCATTTTTGTTTTTGATTATACGATATAGATCAAATGGAGTCTCGCATATTTCAACACCTATCTTACCATAACCGTGCATCCACTTTGCAACGCATGGCCATTCTATGGCATCAAGTATATTATCATCAAATGGTAATTTGAGATATAGTGTTTTTGGTATGGGTATACCATCGCTTTCAAGTTTTTTAAATAATGCAATTTTATTTGACGCTTGATAATGAGCATCGATATCATTGAGAAAAACTGTACCATAAGTTTCTAATGATTTTAGATTTTGATATATGTCATTACGAATAATCATTGCTCGCAAAAATACCATATTGGGCATTTCTACCTGCATATCTTTGTATGATAGATTTGGTGCAAATTTTAGCTTAAAAAGATCAACCGCCAAATGAGTAAATCCCTTTTGGCGAATTGATGAGCCTATTTCAGCATGATCAAAATTTTCTTCTAATGGAATATCTGGATAGCTATAATTTGCTGTCCATGCTATAGTCATTAGTTATACCAGCTAGTCTTAGCCTCTCCAAAATATTCTCTGGCCAGACCAAGAAACACCATTATCATATGCATAGTATTAAGCCTTAGTTTTTGGCTTGCGGCCCTTAGTCTTAGGTGCAGGCGCTGGTGCTACTGGCTTTGGTGTACGTGGCTTGCGAGCAACCTTTTCCTTCACTTCCTTGACCTCAGCCTCGACCTTCTCGACAACCTTTACAGCTTCGGCTTGAACAGCTTCAACCTTAGCCTCTACCTTCTCGACTACTTCTTTGATTTCAGCCTTAACCTCATCAAGTTTCTTCTCGGCCTCGACCCTCTTCAATCCAAGCCATACTAGAATTTTTGCAAACATGGTTCCTCCTAATGCGATATATCGCGCATTTATGTATACGACATTTGGATACTAACAAATGGCTAATTAGTACCAAAGTAGCCAAGTTTATCCCTGTACAGAATAGCCATTTGCCTGTATAATGGCCTTTGAAAGGAAACAGGTAATCAGTATGCATGATACTATTCGAATTCAAGTTCAATATCTTTCCGACGGCGGTATTCCGCTTGGTGATTGGAGAGATATGACCTTTGTCAGCAATCCAACACAGCAAATGATTTACAATCATATGTTGGCTGCGAAGAAGTCATGGCCTCGCGCGCGCGTGCGCGCAGTTAATAAGCAGGGTCAATTGCTGGATATGCTATCCTCATGATAGATCCGGAAGACCCTCATTATAGAGGCAAATTGTGGGGTACCAAAGACCTTAAATTTTGGGCTGGCCTATCGCTTATATTGAACCGCATGGAGCCAGAATCGATACTTGAGATTGGTGCAGGACGTAGTACCACATTCTTCGCGGACTATGCATGTTCAACTAGCACTAACTTTGTATCCATCGAAGAAAATTGGGAATGGCATCATAAGATTACAGATGATCTAACATGCATGTGTCTTCCCACGAATTATATTCGTCATGTTCCCGTTAAAAACGGTTGGTATGATATTTCGATATTCAATTCTGAAGTTGAGGATCGGAATTATGATCTAGTCATGATTGATGGTCCAGTTGGCGATGAATCACGTGGACATATCCATGCAATGGGTCGCCTTGCCGAGATATGCGATAATGCTCCATTGGTCATAGTGGATGACACCCATCGCCCATATGCTAAAGCTTATTTGGAAACCATCGCGCGCGCGCGCGAGATAATAACTGCATCTTATATGCAAAGACAGTATCGATATAGACCCACCCAAATAACCTGGGTTAGGAATGAGATATCATTTATTGTATCCGATTCACATACCAAAATAATTAAGGATGCGTTACGAACAGCCGGTGTGATATAATTGTCACACCCCTTGAAGGTTAACAAAAATTAATCAAATACCTCTGTACATCTACCATAAAGCCGTCTAGTATGGTGGCAGATAAGAGGAGAAGAACATGACCGAATATGGGGTCGATACCGAACGTGATCTTTCTACCCTTGACATCGAGTGGGTAGAATATGTGGCCGGCCGCAAGGTCTCTACCGAAGAGGCCCAGCAGCTTATCCGCGAATATAATGAGTGGTTGGACAAGATGGAGACAGATGATGTTGGTCCGGAAATCTATGCCGAAGCCCCGTGACCCCTCCTGGAGGTTTCTCCAGGCTATGGGTACGAAGGTGGTGCCTGCCCGCCGCGGGAAGGGATCGTATACCCGCAAGGGCCGGTGTGACAAAAATATCACATCGGCCAGGGAATTCGGGTGACCCCGAGTTTTCCTCTGTACATCTGGCTAATCCTGCGGTATAATGACCGCATCGACAACATACAACATGAGAGGTTTTTGACATGACTATGAAGCGCAATGACAAGGTTCAGATTATCGTCGACCTGCTGGCTGCTGGCCAGGGTCGCTTTACCGTGGCCGACCTGCTGGCCGCTGCTGGCTCCGAGCGGCGCGCCCGCTCGGCCATCAGTTTGTCGCGTACCGATGGTATTGGCCTTGAGCCAGTCCGCGACGGCCGTGAGGTTACCGCCTACATCAGCGCGACCATCGGCGCTGCCCAGCGTGCCGCCGCCAATACTGCGGCCCGTGCCACCAAGGCCGTCAAGCCCGTGAAGGCGGTCAAGCCGCCCAAGCAGGTCAAGGCCAAGGTTGATGCTCCGACCCCGGTCAAGCTTCCCAAGGGTGCTACCCCAGTTCCGGGTCATCCGACCCAATATGATATGCCTACCCCAAAGCGTTCCTCCTGGCGTGGCCAGAAGGGTACGGCTGAGGAGCTGGCCGACATGTTGAAGGAATCTGGTCCTGCCATCGTGGCTATGGGCAAGCGCCACCTCGGCCCTGATGATGCTCTAGAGGTCGAGGAAATTACCGAACAGAAGGTTGCCTAATGACCTTTCGCCCGATGCTGGCCTGTCAATATGACAAGGCCAGCGTTCGCTGGCCGATGCTGGCCAGTCCAAAGCTTGATGGTATTCGATGCATAGCCCATAATGGTGTGGCTATGGCTCGATCCATGAAGCCTATTCGCAACCGCTACATCCAGGCTTGGTTTGAGGCCAATGCCAAAAGCCTTGAGGGCTTTGATGGTGAATTGATTGTCGGTGCACCAAATGCACCTGATGTGTTCAATGTGACCACTTCCGCTGTCAACAGCGAAGATGGTGAACCTGACTTTGCATTTCACGTTTTTGATCGGTTGGGTGATGGTACTTACATGAGGCGCTTTGAAATTCTCTCGCAAGAGTTTATGCCAGATCGTGTCAAGTTTGTGCCTAATTATTACATCTTCAATGAGCAGGAGCTGGCCGACTATGAGGCCAAAGCACTAGATGAAGGCTATGAGGGTGTCATGCTCCGCGATCCAAATTCACCATACAAGCAAGGTCGATCCACTCCAAAGGAAGCGTACCTCCTCAAAGTCAAGCGGTTCAATGATGCCGAAGCGGTCATTGTTGGCCTGCTAGAGGAAATGCGTAATAGTAATCCATTGACCGTCAATGAATTGGGTCTTGGTAAGCGGTCAAGCCATCAGGCTAATCTGGTTGCTAAGGGCACCATGGGTACTCTCTGCGTCCGTGGTATCAATGGTGACTTCAAGGATGTCGAATTCGGTATCGGGTCTGGCTTTGATCAAGCTACCCGTCAGGCCTTGTGGAATGACCGCGAGAATATGCTTGGTAAGGTCGTGACATATAAGTACTTTTCGATTGGTGTGAAGGATAAGCCACGTTTCCCTGTATTCAAGGGGTTACGTGATCCAATTGACATCGGAGAGTGACCATGGATCTAAAAGAATATCGTACATTAGAACCATGGCTTGAGGAGCTGCTTCTTAAAGACCCTGTTCGACCTAGTATATCTCCAGAGGATAGGTTCGGTCCAAACCACATGGTATTCGTCTTGTGGCAAGATGATCAGCCGTCAGCGGTTTGCTGTGTGGCGCTGCTGGATTATGTACCTGTGGGCGAGGTCGAACTATTCTATGACGGTAATGAACTCTACGACCATGCTTGTCTGTATACGATCTGGGCCTTGCGCCCTGGTGCCGGGCGAGCCCTTGCCAACCGGCTAGTCCCTCATCTTCGCCAAAAATATGCCGTGGCTCGGGTTCTGACCCTCTCCCCAGATACCGCCATGGCAAAGCGGTTCCATCTTAATAATGGGGCCGTAATATTTCGGGAAAATGAAGAATTTCAAACCGTTAATTATGAATATGAGGCGGTGTGACAATTTTATCACACCCTTACCCCCCCCGGTGTGATCTATTTGTCACATCGGTCGAAGCTTAACAGAAATTAACCAAATACCCCTGTACATACAACCCTTTCCGTGGTATAATGCTCCTATGAAGTGGACAGAAACCCCTTTTGTGCTGGCGCTAATGGTAGCCTTCGTGGTCGGATGGTTTGCCGTCGACATCTTCACCGGGCTTCTCGTTGCGCTGGTCATATTCACCATGACACTCGGAGGTTAACATGAAGCTGTTGAACATCGACGCTAATGCCAAGACCGTCAAGGGTCAAGGCCGCGGTTATATGACGGCTATCCTCTATCTCGCTCCGGCCGACGAGTCCGGGTATGAGGTCTGCCCGATGGCCAGCAACGGCTGCCGCAAGGCTTGCCTTAACAAGGCCGGCATGGGTGCTTTCAGCAACGTCCAGGCAGCACGTATCGCCAAGACGCGGTGGTACTTTGAGGATCGCGATGCCTTCATGGCTCAGCTGGTGGCTGAGGTGCGCGCCTTCATCCGCAAGGCGATCAAGCTTGGCCTCATCCCAGTGGTGCGCCTCAACGGCACCTCCGATATTCCGTGGGAGCGTGTACCGGTCGAGGGTCAGGCTAATATCATGTCGTTGTTCCCGTCGGTGCAGTTCTACGACTACACCAAGCGGCACAATCGTCGCGACTTGCCAGCCAACTATCACCTGACCTTCAGCCTGGCTGAGGACAATGACTCTCGCGCGCGCAAGGCCGCGACCAACGGTGCCAATATCGCCGTGGTGTTTCGTAATGACAAATTTCCGGCTTCCTATATGGGTATGCCCGTGGTCGACGGTGACGCCGACGACCTGCGGTTTCTCGATGGCCGCGGTGTCGTGGTCGGGCTCAAGGCTAAGGGTCCTGCCAAGAAAGACTTTACTGGCTTTGTGCGGGAGGTGGCGTGATGAATGCATCAAAGGCGGCTTGTTTTACCTTTGAGGCTTATGTACCATCACACACGACTGCTGATGGCGTGACCATGATGCACAATGTGCGCCATCAGGTTCAGGGTGAGGGGTTAACCCGTACAGCGCTGATTCAGGCCTTTGAGCAGTTTCTGCGTGGCGCAGGAATCACCGACACAACACCATGAAAGGAGACAGATATGCATATGTTGGTATTCAGTTATATTGTTCTAGCCTTAAATCTGATGGCATTGGCCGTCAATGTAGGGGCGGGTAATATAATCCAATCACTTGTTGGTCTATTGGTGACAGCTGTGATTGGCTTTTATATTTGGAAGGAACGCATATGAGCCGCCGTATCTTTATTGTGGAGACTATCTCCCAGCATCGCTGCACGTTTGCTGTTGAAGCCGATACAGCTCAGGAAGCCATTGCACTAATGGAAGCAGACGATTACCAACGTGAATTTGGTCAGATATGGTTGGGTCAGATTGCATTGGGCGCGCATCCCGTGACCGAGGATGATTATATTGCAGCATTCGACGAGATTACCGACTACCTGAAGGATCAGCCTCGCGAACGAAAGATGTCATATATTGTGCGCGCCAAGGAGAATGCTGATGGACAGCAGCTGCCTTCTTCTGAGTAGCTGCGCCTGGTATGAGTATCTCTACGCTTATGGTATAAGCATAGCATTCCTGGGTTGGATAATAGGATCGGCCATACTGACATCTCTCATTATCACAGCAGTTATCGGGAGTAGGAAATGAAGGTTGAGATTGGTCCATATCCCAAGAAGGACAAGCCACGCAAGGTTAAAGTCAAGCTACACAAATATGATACTTGGAATGCGGATCATACTTTAGCATTGGTCATTGTACCGGTGCTAAAGGATCTTCGTGGGTTTAAACATGGTTCACCATTGATTGATGATGAAGATGTACCTGAGGATATCAGGTCGACAAATGCAGATCCAAAAGAATATGAGTGGGATATCGATTCCAACCATCACAAGAGATGGGAATGGGTATTGAATGAGATGATCTGGGCCTTCGAGCAACACGCAGATTCGGATTGGGAATCTAAATTTTATTCTGGTGATGTTGATTGGAAATTTAAAGGTAATACGATTGTTGAAGGCCTAAATCACACGTTTGAGGTGGATCGTGAAGGCATAGATAGGCACAGAGAGAGGATGGCGAATGGTCGCCGTCTATTTGCAAAGTATTACGATTGCCTATGGACATAAATAAAGTTACGCCTGAGTGGATAAGGTCCATTATCCCTCATACCGTATTCAATGCTGATCGAGAAAATTATCGCATTATCGCCGATGCGATGAAAAATTTATTGAAGGAACTTTCTCAATTGAGATCAAATGAATTCTAAATTTGGTAATACTTCTTGTGGATTTATTTGGTCTGGTGTATCCACTGATACCATGGGTCGGTTACGCCCATGTTGCACTATAAATTCACCTCTGGTTGATAACAAAGGTGAGCCTTATAAAATAGATCGTATTGGTGATTTTGAAAGATTTTGGAAATCATCAACCATGCAAGAAATACGACAAGCTGGTCTAGAAAATAAATGGCATAAGCTATGCTTTAAATGTCAAGAGCAGGAAGAATCTGGTTCTTTTTCTCAACGTATGTTATACAATTATCTTCTTCCTAAAGAGACCGACAATATACCAAAAATTAAGGTATTCAATCTTTTATTAAGCAATAAATGCAATATGAAATGTAGAATGTGTAGTCCAAAAAATTCACACCTTATAGGCCGTGAATCAAAGACTCATGGGCTTCAGCATATATGGGGTAATGATGTTTGGGGTAATGATCAAACATCGATGTATAGTAATCCCGTATCCATAGATGATGTGGCTATGGTCGAATTGGTTGAGGCCTATCATTCTACTATAGAAGAAATACAATTTGCTGGTGGAGAGCCATTTTTATCTGATACACAATTTTTAGTTTTGAAAAAATTAGTTGATCTTGGTGTATCTGAAAAAATTACAGTGACATACAATACGAATGGTACCATACCTCTCGATCAATATTATGATTTGTGGTCCAAATTTAAAAAGGTATCAATATCAATTAGCTTAGAAGCAATTGGTGATTTGGCTAATTACATTAGATATCCAACCAACTGGAATACTATTAATCGGGTAATGACATCGTTAAATTCTGCATCTACCGAAATTATTCGAGTTAAAGTTAACTGTCTGGTACAGGCCTTAAATGTACTTCGAATTCATGAATTGATTGAATATTTAAGTCAATATAATAATATATGTCCGTTACCATCATTTAGCACTCTTGTTTTACCCAAACATCAACATTTGAGAAATATTCCGCAAAAATTGAGAATAGTTTCAGCAGAAAAAATTGAAAATTTATTATCAAAAATTTCAAGTCATAATTGGTTTATGCAATTTTCTATTGATAGAACCAAAAAAGTAATACATCACATTAAGACTGAACCTGATATCGAAGATATTAGTCAATTTATTAAATTCAATAGAACCTTAGACAAGGTTAGAAAAACTAATCTACTTGATGTGCTACCAGAATTATCTCCATATATCAGATAGATTTAATTTTAGGCCTATGCATATTCCTCATATTGAATCATAACAAAGCCATTGCTATTTTTTGTCTTTTATGGTATGATATGCATCAATAATATCTTTTTCTTCTCGATCATATTTCTTTAATGTTCGCGCAATCATGGATAAAATAGACCATGAGAAAAATCCAATGACTGCTCCAGCAAAAAGTATCATATGCATGTCTAAACTAAAATCCAATATTTCAAGTGCCGGTATTGCGAAAATAATTGCTGATCCGGTCGATATACCAGATCGAATGCAAGCATCTAACATGTTGAGGGGCCTCCAAAAGGCAAATAGGGCTAGACCGCCCAGTAAACCACCAATACCCGAAAGCACTTTACCCATTAGAAAGGCACTAGCACCTGTCGCTGACATTTGTTATTGCCCTCCGATTTTACATTTATTTATTTATGGAAGCATGTTATGAATGTGATTGGTATTTGTGGTTTAATCGGTTCAGGTAAAGATACCGTGGCCGGCACATTAGAGGGTATTGGCTGGCTGCGATATAGCATGGCCCGACCACTTAAGGATATGACGGCCACCTTATTTGGTTGGCCTCGTGATATGATTGAAGGTGCTACGCAAGAATCCAGAGACTGGCGAGAGCATAGGGATGAGTGGTGGTCAAATCGACTTGGCTTTGACGTGACGCCTCGATGGGCACTTCAATATATCGGCACCGATGTCATGAGAAAGAATTTTCATGATGATATCTGGGTTGCATATATGGAAAAGTTTGTCGAACAGAATGATCATGTTGTGATTAGCGATATCCGTTTTCCAAATGAGATTGCTGCTGTGCGCCGCCTTGGTGGACAGATTTGGCATGTGCACCGTCCACCGTTTCCAGATTGGTTTAAGCTTGCCACAATGGGTGAGAATGTGCCTGGTGTACATCTGTCCGAACGTGCTTGGCTTAATATTGAACCAGATCGTGTCGTCTGGAATGATGGTAGCCTTCAAGATTTAAAGGAAGCCGTCATTGAGGCTGTACAAGATATGTGATATGTGATATTATATTCTTATGAACAGATTTATTCTTTCCCCTCTCCCAGAAATTGCGGCCATGATGCATTGCGACAAGCATGTGGTCAAGATGATCCTCGAAGAAGCACAGATGCTATCTACCGCGCATCGCGTGATTGATGGTACCATGAAGATCGAGGAGCGATACGTGCAAGGGTCATTGCCCGCACGCTTTCGCAAGGTTAAGAAGTGGGTGCATCCTGACCCTAATCTGGATGCCGTATTGTATCAGGCCACACATATCAATCATCCATGCGCCGTGTGGTCGCGTGTCTGTCGTGACAATTACATGTGGGGGTTTGAATTGCTTGAAAACCTGTGCGAAGAATATACTCACCGGTATGGTAAGATACATGTGGTTCAAACAAAGCTGCTTGAAGCACTATCACATGCACCGCATAAGATTCAATATGGTTTATCTTTGACTGAATTTCCTCAGGCTATGCCTGATCATTGTAAGCACGCTGATCCAATCGAAGCATATCGCCAATATTATATCAAAGAAAAGGTGCGATTTGCAAAATGGACTAATCGCGAGCCGCCACACTGGTGGCCAAATAGCTAAATACGGTTATGAAGAGGAGCAGTAATGCCGACATATAACATAGAAGATACCAATACGGGTGTCGTGGTCACAGAAATGATGTCTGTGGCTGAAATGGAACAGCTTCTCAAAGACAATCCGCACAAGAGGCTGGTCTTAGGATTCCCTAAGATTGTATCTGGGGTCGATTCCAAGCATAATAAGCCGTCTGAAGGCTTTCGCGATCTTCTTAAGACAATCAAGAAGCACAATCGAGGGTCTACCATGAATACGTGGTAGGCCTATTTTTATCATGGACACCCAAATATAGGGAGCCACAAATGGGTCTTTCGCATACTGCTAACTTCGAACACGAATTTCTGCCGGAATTTCTCACTAGAACACAGAAAAAGCGACTAAAAAAGCATCAACGGCACGAAAAATTAGTAAAAGCAGTAAATAAGACTCAAAATGCTCAAAATTTTATGCAATTACCAAAAATCAATCCTCTAACATCCGGTCAGGCTCGAACATTTCAGGCCTTTGATGACGGAAAAAATCTAATTTTGCACGGTGTGGCCGGTACTGGTAAGACTTTTATGTCTCTTTACCTTGCACTTCGCGCTGTTTTAGATGGTGATACACCAAAACCGGTCGTAATTATCCGCTCTGTGGTGCCTACTCGTGATATGGGATTTCTTCCAGGCACACAAAAAGAGAAATCTGCGGTTTATGAGGAGCCGTATTCGGCCATCTGCAATGAATTATTCAAGCGTCCAGGCATTTATGATAACCTGAAGCGCGATGGAACCATTCAATTTGCCACCACATCATTTCTTCGCGGCTTGACATTTAAGGATAACATTGTTATAGTTGATGAATGTCAGAATATGACATTTCATGAACTGGATTCTGTCATTACTCGCATGGGTACTGGGTGCAGAGTTATCTTCTGTGGTGACTTTCGCCAGAGTGACCTCTGGAGAAATGATGAACGAGAAGGTCTACATACATTCATGTCTGTCATAAAGCACATGCGTAGCTTTGCGCGCGTGGAATTTACGAAAGATGATATCGTGAGGTCTGATCTTGTGCGTGAATATATCGAGGCAAAGTTGGAAGAAGGGCTTGTGTGAAATTTATTCATGAGTTAGTGGATCTACCTGAGCTTACCGCGGTCCAAACAGATCGCGGTAGGCTTTACAATACCCCATCTGGTGAAGCATATCCTTCGATCACCACAGTTCTTGATGCTAGATCCGAAAAGAAAAAATTAATTATGGAATGGCGTGCTCGTGTCGGTGAGCAAGAGGCCAATCGTGTTTCCACACAAGCTTCTCGGCGTGGCACTTCCATTCACACCATGATGGAAAAATATATTGTTGATGAGAATCCTATTAAGAATGAAATGCCCAGCAATATTGCGATGTTCAATTCTATTCGCAGCAAGGTAGATAAGTATCTATCTCATGTCTATGCAATGGAAGCACCATTATATTCCGACAAATTGAAAATTGCTGGCCGATGTGATCTTATTGGTAAATGGGCTGGTACAGATTGCATTATCGATTTCAAAACATCAAAACGTCTCAAAGAAGAGGCTTATATTGATAACTATCTTTTGCAGGCCACGGCCTATTCTCTCATGTTTGAGGAGCTAACTGGTCGAGAAATACCAGGTATTGTCATTCTTATAGGCGTGGATGATGAGGATAAGCCTCAAATGTTTTGTCGATATCGTGACAAATATGTGGAGAAATTATGTGATGTCATACTTGAATATCACAAAGGTAACCGTTGACATTTTATCACAAACCCTTTATAAGTAGTATTGTCATTGTTGATGGCGATGTAATAGATACTACGGACCGCGGGGCAGTGCCGCGCAGCTCCACCAAATTATGACCGTGACCTCTGCCCTAGGTACGTCACGGTTTTCTCTGGGGCTGAAACAGAATCGACGGGTATGGTAAAGATTGACCGGAGATGGCGGCTAGCAGCCTAACTGCTATTGATAAGTGCCAATGACAACGGCTTTGCCGTAGCACTCGCTGCCTAATAGGTAAGCGCGGTTTGAGGAGCACCGGGCAACAGAAGCTCCTCACCCTACTCAATGTATCTTTTTGACTAGGGCCACAACAGAAGGATAAACATCTTGATGGAAAGGATTGTAAGCGTTGCCTTGGGCGCGCTCATAGGTATAGCTTTAACTGTTTTTGCAGTAGATAACACATATCACTCGGCAGAAGCAGCACCAAGAGCTATTCAGGTCAATACTGAAAATGCGAGAATTAGTATTCCGAAATTAGATATCGGTATTGATCTAACCCCACCAGAATTTGAGGGTATAATTACGACAAGTCAGGCTGATGTGCATTGTATGGCACACGCTATATACTACGAAGCTCGTGGTGAGAGATTTGTTGGTATGTTAGCTGTGGCTAGTGTAATTATGAATCGAGTAAATGATCCAGATTATCCTAATACAATCTGTGGCGTGACTCGTCAAAGGATAAGAAATACTTGTCAGTTTGAATATTATTGTAAAGTCGGTAATCGAGTTCCTGCACCACATGATCCGCAATGGCAGATGGCAAATGATATCGCATTGCATGTCATAAATGGAAACCTTCCTGACATTACTGACGGCGCAATTCGTTTTCATGCAATCAATAATCAATCACCGCAAAGAAATGCAATTCGCATAGGTTCACACCTATTTTATAGGAGATAGAATATGAGTTTTTATGATAATTGCCGTAATGATTTGAATTTGAGTGTGATTGCCGGTCCTTGTGTATTTGAATCGAAGCAACATGCGCTTGATCTGGCGGGTGCTTTGTCTGAAGTTTGCAAGAATCTAAATGTAAACTACATCTATAAGACATCATTTGATAAGGCCAATCGAACCAGCATCACATCTTATCGTGGTGCTGGTTTTGATGAAGCATTTTATGGTATTACTGCTGTGCAAGAAGTATTAGGACTTGAAGTTTTGACCGATGTACACGAATCTTGGCACTGCGAAACCGTTCCTGCGAATATCCTGCAAATTCCAGCATTTCTTTGCAGACAGACTGATCTACTTGCATCGGCGGCCGCATCTGGTAAGCCGGTAAATGTCAAAAAGGGTCAGTTTTTATCTCCGCGCCAGATGGTAAACATTGTGCATAAGCTTGAAACCACTGGATGCACAAAGGTTATGATGACTGAGCGCGGCACTACATTTGGTTATAATGATCTTGTGGTTGATATGAGATCGCTTGCGATTATGCGCGGCAATACTCCTATGAATTATCCAGTTATTATGGATTGCACTCATGCAGTTCAATCGCCTGGTGGTAATGGTATTTCATCTGGTGGCAATCGTGATATGGTTCCTGTGATTGCTCGCGCAGCAACTGCCGTCGGTATTGCTGGTGTATTCATGGAAGTGCATCAAGACCCAGATAATGCTCCGTGCGATGGTCCTAATATGCTCCACTTAGCCAATTTTAAGTCTGTACTTGAGCAGCTACTTGAGATAGATTATGTCGTGAAAGCACATATTTCGTTTAAAGGGGAATAATATGAAGGTTGGTAAGGTTTGGGGTAATACTGAGGATCTGTTTACCTCACCCAATGTCGAAGTGCATCGCATTAATACAAAGGCTGGGTTTCGTTGTTCGCTACATGGTCATCGCTATCGTTGGAATGGCTTTTATGTGATTAGTGGTGTCATCGAAATTCACACCGAGAAGCAATATGGTCTCACCGATGTAACTGTTCTTCGCGCTGGCGACTTTACTGCGGTGCCACCAAATGAAGTGCACTGTTTTGTTTGTACAGCCGATGCTCAGGCACTTGAAATTTACTGGCCCCAGCATATGGAATCGATTGATATTGTTCGCAAGGATGTTGGTGGTCTTGTCGCATCACTTTCAAATAAGATTGTAGATAATAATGACTCCTGAGTTACCTATTATGACTCCAGAAAGGTTTACTTGCACCGTCGAAAGGGTGGTGATCGAGAAGAATATGACCTATCTGGATGCTATTATGCATGTTTGTGACTTCACTGGACTTGAAGTCGAGATGATTCCTCGACTCCTTACCCCAAGAATTAAGAAAATTATTACAAGTGAGGCCAACGGGCTTAATCTACTAAAGCGTAAGCCCAGTGAGGTCAGGTTACCAATCTGAGGATGGAAGGTATGAAAGCATACCAAGAATACGTTGCCTTGCGGCTGCACTTTACGCAGGACAAGTATGACTATTTTAAATATTTCGGTAAAGTCAAGACCATCAATAATTCTACGTTTGAGGCACGAAATGATGTATTTCATTTTCGTCGCCTTGAGCGCAGATATAAAGATGATCTGACAGCATTCTATGTTGCGAATATGTCTCAAGGTATCAGATTTATTCGCGAGATGGTTACTGTGGAGGCCGAAAAGCGATATGTCGATTGGAAACGGCATATGGAATCTCTCACATATCGCTTCAAGCAAGATATGCAAAATGTGGCTGAGAATTGCAAGGATGTAAACAAGGCTTGGTCAACAAGCGGTGATCATCCAGAAATTCTTCGACTATATCTTGGTGGCAAGGTCTCGATTGAGAGTCTTATTCTCTCTGATCGAGTGCTAAAGTTTCAAGATAACTGGGATACTCGCATCACAGATACTATCATCTGGCCAGATGTGTCCAGACTCATGAGAAAGTATGGACCATTTGTAAAAGCAGATAATGATGCGATAAAGAAAACCATGCGTCAAGTGTTTATTGCTTGACAATGGCCCTTCGACATGATATAAGTACTTGTGTGGTCATGATCGATGTGAACAAGACACACATACGCAATATACAAAACATACGGAGAACATACAATGTCTAACGATTTCGCTTCACTCAAGCGTTCTACCACCAGCAATCTTGATCGGCTCTCTAAGGAGCTAGGTAAGCTTGCTACTAACGGCAATCAGCGCGAATCCGATGATCGCTTTTGGCAACCCGAGGTTGACAAGGCTGGCAATGGTTATGCCGTCATTCGGTTTCTTCCTGCTGCAAAGGGTGAGGACCTGCCTTGGGTTCGCATCTGGTCGCACGGCTTTCAGGGCCCCGGTGGTTGGTACATCGAAAATTCTCTGACGACTCTCGGTCAGAAGGACCCTGTCGCCGAGCTTAATTCTAAGCTGTGGAATAGCGGCACCGATAAGGACAAGGAGATTGCTCGTAAGCAAAAGCGTCGCCTTTCTTACATCGCTAACGTCTATATTGTTAAGGATCCTGCAAATCCTCAGAATGAGGGTAAGGTGAAGCTATTCAAGTTTGGCAAGAAGATTTTCGACAAGATCAATGAGCTGATGACGCCTCAGTTTGAAGATGAGAAGGCTGTTAACCCCTTCGATTTCTGGGCTGGTGCGAATTTCAAGCTGAAGATTCGCAATGTTGAAGGTTATCGCAACTATGACAAGTCTGAGTTTGATCGCTCGGAGCCTCTGTCAAGCGATGATTCCGAGCTGGAGAGCATTTGGAATTCTCAGCACAAGCTTCAGGCCTTTGTTGCTCCTGATCAATTCAAGAGCTATGATGAACTGAAGGCTCGTCTTGACAAGGTTCTGAATGAGACTAGCGCACCTCGTCGTCGTGATAATGATGAGGATAATGAGCGTGAGGTTGCTCCCGCACGCGCGAGCGCGGAGACTCGGGCTCGCGCTGCTGAACCACCTAAGGCTGCGACTTCTCGCGCACCTTGGGAAGATGACTCAGATATTGGTCTTTTTGAGCGTCTTGCTCAGGACGACTAAAAAGCTGCGGTCATAAAACCCGCACCATTATAAGCATCTCCAAGAGTGTTATCAGAATTTCTAGTCTGAATGCGTGGTGGATTGCCTGCTGGTGGTGGTGCGGGCTGATTTTGTCTAGTATTAGGTTTTATCGATTCTTGATATATTGGCGGTAAAACTATTACTCTACCGGTGCGGTCTTCTCGGCCAGCAATTAGTCTCGAATTTGCACCTTCAAGGCCAGATGCTGAAATCGCTTCAATCGCAGCCTCAATATCACCTGCTCTCCGAACAGTTCCAGCTTGTGATCCAATCTCATTTATCTGGTCGGCCTGAACTCGCGTTATTCTACCCTCATCGACCGCTTGTTGTGTAGTATTCATCATTTCATCATCATCTAATATTCTTTGGCGCCTTTCATTTCTAAGTCGCGCTAATCTACCCATAAGCTCGGCTGCTGGTTGATTTGTTGGACTTTCTGTAAAAAATGTATCATATAATACACTGGCCAATTGTTCGCCAATCCCAGTGCTTACAAACCATTGACCAGCTTCAGCACCTCGAATTGCTCCATATAGACCACCTATAATCCCGCCTATAGCAGTTCCAACGCCGGGTACAATAGAACCGATAGCTGCACCTAAGGCAGCACCTGCAACGCCGCCGCCGATAGCTCCAAGAGCTCCTGCCACAACATCAATTACTCCTTTTTTATATGCTTCGTCATCTATTTCTTCTTTGTCTCTTTTCTCAGAGAGTTCAATAATTTGTTCTCTCGCGCTGATCGCCTCAAATGCTACAGCGAGTGGGCCAGATAAGCGGGCAAAGAGTCGGGCGGCCCTTCCCACACGATTACCTGTAGGTTTATTTGTTGGTTCTGGTGCACCTGGCGGGCGTCCATCCGGCGGCGTTGCAGAAGTTGGTGCACCTGGTGCGGGTGGCTTCGCCGCCGGCCGTGGTGGAGGGTCCGGACCGCCCGCACCGGGCTGGGCTTTTGTATATCTTCCCGTGTTAGGATCTCTAAATTTTGTTTTACCCGATTTGTCCGTCTCTGCAATAGGTGCAGAACCAGCACCTGGAGGCTTGGCAGGACCGGTGCCGCCACCTGGAGGCTTGGCAGGACCGCCACCGCCTGGAGGCTTGGCAGGACCGGTGCCGCCACCTGGAGGCTTGGCAGGACCGCCACCGCCTGGCGGTCTTCCGCCTGGCGGTCTTAATCTTGGTGTTCTATCCAACATATTAGCTAAAACCATCGCTGCTAAAGCTGCACCTATTGCAAGTATAATATTAGAATATTCTTTTAATTTGTCGAAAAATTCTTTGACTGTATCAAAAACTGCACCAATACTATTAAATGTTTCTCTCAATTTTTCAATATCAATATTCGCTAATACGGCGGTAAGACTTGCAAAAAGTCCTGTAAATAATACACCGAGCGGGCCCATTCCTGTAGCTCGTCTGATACCAGATGATACTCTGGTTAAAGCACCGCGCACTAATTCTCGTCTACGCTCTCGCCTTTCTTCAGCAGCCCTTTGTTCATCGTTTCTTAGAGATTCGGTATCTTTTTGTTCACCTGCCATTGTTTTCTGCATTTCTACCAAAGCTTCTCTGGTAAAAGATGCGACTTTGCTTATATAAAGATATATTTCTGATCTAAATGAATTGAATGATTCTTGGGTTACATAACCTGAAGATGCTCGGCCGTCGGCTCTAGCTGGACTACCTGCTACAACCCCTCTGGTGCTAACCATTCGATAGTTTTGTTCCATATCATGAAAGCGATTGGTTCTTTCATTATATGTTATCGAGGGGCCCATCTGCTGGGCAACATCTGCTAGACTGGGCATTATGCTTCTACCCTTTCGCGGATGATTATAGGTTGAACTTGTGTTATTGTCTCAGTTGCACCCATTCCTGATGTGGGCATTGATGCAACGGCCTCAGGTGAAGTTATTGGCGCCGATTGATCTGGCGCTGGTTGACCTGGCACTGGTTGACCTGGCGCTGCTGTTGTTGGCGCTGCTGCTGCTGGTGCTGCTGCCACCATTGTTGGTGGTCTTTGTTGACCAGGAGCAAATGCAACTTGTGATCTAGCTTGTGTTGGTGATGGTTGCGGCGTAGCACCAGCAGTTTGTGTTGCCGCACCCAATCTATAATAAGATGCACCTGATGTACCATATGCATCTGCACCATCTCTACCCTGAGCGAGATTTCTTGCCCCACCGGGACCAAGTAAGTGTGCAGCAGCTAGAAAACCCGCAATTTGCTCATTTGAACTTTCAGCATTAATCACACCTAAGCGATTTAAAGCACGAAAATTCTGATTAGTATATCTAACCATTGTATCTTCTTGTAATTGTGGATTATTTAAGAAAGCTTGCTTTCCACCTTCAATCGTCCAATTTGATGGATTATCTAATTGTCTATTAGATGTAACTCCTCGTCTAACAAGACCCATATCTATTAGTGCCATATAACCAAATTGATATTTTCCAAGAAATCCTATAGTATTAACTGCTTGATAATTTGAATTACTTTCTCTTTGTCCAATTCGTTGAGCATATGCCGCATAATCTATTGGTAAGCTTGAATTTGAAGGTATAGGTGCTCCGCCGGCCGGTGCGCCTTCAGGTATTCTTTGCGATGAACCCGGTGGTGCACTAGGTGCTTGCCCAGGTACACCAGTTGGTTCTGGTTCATCACCTCGACCAAAAATATAGGCAGCAATTCCTGCGGCCGCAGTTGCACCAGCAGCCAGTAATCTAAGTCTAGGATTACGCATTATACTTGCTATACCTGCTAGTAATCCCCGTACAGCACTAGTTATTACTCTCATACCAGTTCTCAATACCGATGCAACAATTCTACCAATCATTGATGTCAAAAAAGTTAGAATTGTTTTTATGGCAGAAAATATTTTCTTCAAAACTAGTGATATTGCACGTAATATACCATCAAGAATTGAAGTGTTCTCTCTTTCTTCTGGTGCTTGTTCAGGCATATCACGAATTGGCATACCTTGTTCTCTGCGATCTTCATCAGCCGAGCGGCGTACCCGAATTAATAATTCTCTCTGTTTATTTTTTTCATTGTTTATACCACGAAGCGAGTTTATCATGCTTCTAAATGTACTAGTTACCTGAGCCACTGGTGAAGTCATACCAGATGATCGAGTCATGCTACCAGATTGCGGGGGCGTCATTATGGAAGTTACAACACTTGCGACAGCATTTACCGCTCGGTTATCCCGAGATAGGTATCTTTCTGTAGCTTCCATTAGTGATGCCATTAATTTTCTCTTTTAGCCTTTTCTTTTTCGATATAGTCTATCAACATCTTAACATATAAGTCCCTCTCCCAAGGTATCATATTTTCTATCTCAGTCAGACTATACTTGTGGTGCTGCATGAGAGAAAAATTCAATGAATAATAATTACCCAGTGTATTATGAGAGAGGGCTATCAAAAAAAATCAGCGAGTCCTTTTAATGTGATGGTATCTTCTTGGCCGCAGCCGGCGCACTTATATGTGACTGTATGTTGTAGCTTTGGCATGGTCTCAAAAAATTTCATAATTTCTATAAATTGCTTATTGCTAAGAGACCCAATGAAGTTTTTAATTTCTTCTTCATTCTCAGGTTCATAAACTTCTTCATCATCATAAACACATTCAATGCATTTTGATATCATATCAATTTCATCTGACTTTTCAGATGACAATGTGGCCTTAATATCCGCAAGAGTTGGATATTTCATCTTTAGAATAAGCTTGTCGGTTAGCGGCACAGTCATTCTATGATTAGGATCGAATTCAACCTGAATAGCATCAAGATCAATCTCAACCTTTGTCACGGCATCACAAGCTTCACCCTTGTAGTTGACACCATCAACATGTCTGTAGCTTAGTGTAACCTTTTCGCCTGCCGATTTGGCACGAATTTGAAGAAACAGATATTCAACATCAAATGATGGAATCTTTGTGATATCAAATCCTTCTGTCAATATGCAGCTTGAAATGACATCAAACATTGCACGTTGCATATGATCAGAATCTTTAGATTCCATTGCAATCAGAAGTGTCTTTTCTTCCTTAACCACAAATGGTCGGAAGACAATTTCTCTTTTATCAGATGGCAAAATCACCGAAAAGGTAGGTACAGCAATCTTAGGTAAAGGCATAATTAACTCCTCACGTTAAAATAGGGCGCCCCGTTGCGCCGTCGCACTGTTTCTGAATATTACTCCAGTTTGCTGGGTAAGGCCACGAATTCCACCACCCAGACCCTGTCTAGCAAATAGGGATACAAGTGGCGAAAATCTATCAAGAGCATTGACCGCACCGCGAAGCAGAGATTCAAGACCATATAGATTCTCAAATGGCAGCGCATCAGGATGTTTTTCTGTCGAGATAAAGTAACGCATTTGCACAGTCATCTTAGCGGCACCATCGGCCGACCAGTCAAGATCAACATCATTGATCGCTATCGGATATGCTTCTTCTAATCTGATTTTGTATTGCGGAAAAATCACTCTATCATTTCTTGATTCAAATTCATTTCGATTAAGTGGATTGAATGCATCAATAACATCATTGATTAGTGATTGAGTATCACCCCTAATGAATGATGATGCGATACTTATCGCAGATGGATTTTGAAATTTAGGTGATTCAGCAAATTGCATGATTTCCACACCACCAATCATCTCATCATAATAGGTGGAATCAAACCCACCTTGCTTTGGTGCCTTACCACCACCACGCCTATAGCTTGCAAGGCCACCAGCAGACACAGCCATATCCTGCCATGCCATAAAAATCTCACGCTCAATCATATTTTCGCTGAGTAATACCTGCAATGTCATTGGCTGATAGCTAAAGGCATACGGAATCATTCTTTCCGGGCCATGATATCTTTGCACAATGGTATCTAAGCTACGTGCGGGTAGTGATGCTCGCTCAATTCTAAGCGGAAGAAATGATGTATTGAAAAATCCACCCAGTCTTGACGGTAGAGATATCATCACCGAGAAGTAATTTGGTTTACCAATACCTCTCTTATTAACTTCGGCGGTAAATTCATTAATATTAAATCTACGGTTTGCCATTATTGCACCTTTGAATAGGCATCGCGATGGACAGATGATACACTCGCGCCTGCAAATCTTTCAAGCGGCATGAATAGTGCTATATCCCACGATTTTGGATCTATACGAAAATATCTTGTTCGAACATGCGAAAAGAGATATTGTTTGATACACGGCTTATAAAAGCGATACCGTGAAACTGAGCTTAATAGTTTATATGATATTTGTAGGTGTGTTCGCTCATCATATTTTTCATCACTAATTACCGTATATAATGCATCCATCAATCTTGCTCGTAATCGAAGCGGTAGATAATGCATATTTAAACCCATAAACCCCTGCGAGGCCGATGAGCCTCCAGCGCGGCCGCCAGTGCGTGTGCTATCAAACGGAAAGACAAGAGGATATCTATCATAATATGGAAGTTTTTCTTTTGTCTTTGGGTCATATGCAAACAAATATAGCTGACCAATCATCGGCACAGATACCATTGCACTACGATCTTGCATCATAAGTGCATTTGGGCTCATAGCAATTTTGCTGGCTTGAGCACGAAACCAATTTCTTGATTCTACCGTGCGATTAGGCAGCTGTCCTTGCTTTTCTCCCTGTGTCAATAGATTGTCAAAGACGTAGTTTACCATTATTTGAGCTTAAGCTCCCTTTCCGTGATAATAACAAATTCCCACCCACGGTCTTTACAAAATTCTCGGGCAGCTTTCCACTTTGCGCTATTTATCCCATATATGGCAACCTCAGTAATATATTTACGAGTGGGTTTTTTGCCTGTTTGATGTGGCGCCGGGGCCATTGTTTGAGCAAATGGTTTTATTTCAATTATCTTAATCAAAATTTTACCATCACGATCTTTCATCTTGACTACAAAATCGGGGAAATACCTATGCCACCTACCGTCAATCGGTGAAATGTAAGGTATTTTTATTTCTTCAGAGGCCCATTCTAATACACTATCATTGGTATCAAATTCTACCATGACACGACGTTCCCATAGCGACCTATAAACTATATTTGTAGGATCACCTCTATATTTTTCAGGTCTTTTAGGTTGATACCGACCTTTGTATGCCATGTTCTTATGTATGGTATAAATAAAAGTGTTTAAAATGGTAAGGACGCCATGTCGCAATTTACAAACGAAGAAATAAACAACGTTCAAAATCAAATTGGTCCGAATGCTGCTGCTCTGCTGCGTCGAGCTAATCGTATTTCAGGTGCAAATAGTTTATATTTTCCTGAAAATTATCAGACAATTTATCATTATGTGACATTTACTGCTTTAAAATTTGAAAGTGTGACTAGAACATCAACAATAAACTCTGATGAACCTTTAGTATCAAATCGTCAGGGTCGGGCAAAAAGAAAATTGATGAGTATAACACTACCTATGCCTGATCAATTAAATACTTCATATAATGCATCATATGCGGATGAATCTATTAGCAATATAGGTGAAGTCGCATCAACAGGTGCTGCTAATATTAATACTGAACAGGCAAATGAAAATTTTCGAAATGGTAGATATGTAGAAGGTGCTCAAGCACTAGCTCAGCAAATAGGTGGTGGGGCTGCAGGAGGCGCCATTGTAGGTGGTTTATTAGATAGACTTCCTACTTCTGCAACGACAGGTATCGGTAATGTTTTTGGTTTTACCCGCAATCCTCAAAAAGTATTACAATTTAATGGTGTTAATTTTAGAGAACATCAATTTAGTTTTAAATTAACACCGAAAAATATTCGCGAAGCAACTGCTATTCAAAAAATCATAACTGCATTTAAACGTCATATGCTACCCAAATATGGTGTTGGTGGTGGAATAGACGCACTTAGAACAGCGGTCTCATCTTTACCTGGTGTAACAGCAAACGGCGCTCAAGAAATTACCAATCAAGCTGCTGCAACATCGAGAGCATTTTTTGAATATCCTGACGTATTTGAGATTGTATTTAATAATAAAAAGGTATTGTTTAGTATAGGCGAATCTGTAATTACAGGATTTACGGTTGATTATCATCCGCAGAATTATCCTGCATATGTACGATCTCTTTCTAGTCCAAGTGTAGCACATCCGGCATCAATAACGATATCGATGACATTTAAAGAAACCGATATTGTTACTAAAGAACAGGTAGACGAGAATTTTAGATGACACAATATTTCTCTAATTTTCCAACTCTACAGTATAAACTACCAGAAATGCAAAACTCTCTTTTGGCAACTGACGTCACCAAAAGATTTGTATTACGCGATTTCTATCGTAACTCACTAATCGATTTTTATCGTTATGATATTATTGAAGGACAACGACCAGACAATGTTGCTTATGAATTTTATGGCGAATCCAATTTAGATTGGCTAATACTTTTACCAAATGAAATATTAGATCCTTATTATGAGTGGCCGCGCGGACAAAATGAATTAAATGAATTTATCAGAAAGAAATATGGTAGCATTTCAACTGCAATGGCTACAGCACATCATTATGAGCAAATTATACAAAGTAAATCATCAGTTCGTTTACCTGATGGTGAAACTCTAGATATACCAGAAAGAACATTGATTGTCGACCAAACAACATATACTTCTCTTTCACCATCGGACCGTAAACTTGTTACAAATTATGATTTTGAAATATCAAGAAATGACAAAAATAGAACGATCGATGTAATCAAACCAATTTATATTCCATCAATACTCGAAGCATTTAGATCGCTGTACTGATAATGTCACAATATGAGCAGAGGTCTGGTACAGGCCTAATTCAAGGTATATCAATAAAATCTACAACAACAGATCAGGTTATTGACATATCCAATCTGGTGATTGAGATAAGCTATTTTGAAAGCTTAGATCAACCAGCAGCATCAATGACATTAAGTATAATTGATGGTATTGGTTTAAGATCATCTTTACCAATAATTGGTGGTGAAACTATAACTTTTTCATTCTCGGATAGCGAAAAGGGGTCCAATCGTATAAGTGGATCAATGCAAATTTATAAAATGACAGGTAAGACAAGAATAAATCCAGGCTCTGATGGTTATGATATTTTTGCAACTTCACCAGAAATGCTAAGAGACCAATATACCATTATTTCTAATTCGCAAGAATCTTTAAATGTTGGTGATATGGCCAAAAAAATATTTGATGGTAATATTGCATCTATATCTGGTAAAAAGCTAACAACATTAGAACCGACAGAGGGTTCATTTGATTCTATCTTTCCTCGAGTTAGTCCATTTACAGCAATGAATTATCTCTCTGATGAAGCAAAGTCTGAAGATATCAGAAGTACATCAAATTATTTTTTCTTTGAAAATTCTTTAGGATATCATTTTGCATCATTTCAATACCTAATGCGTCAGCCAATTAAAAAGGTATTTCATTATCTTGATAGTAAGATACAAGGCGACAAAGCATTTGAGAGAAATCGCGTAGTATCAATTCAAGAAGATGTTGGATTTGATATTCTAGAGGGCGTATCTTCGGGTCAATTTGGTACTCAAGTTTTATCAATAGATCCTGTAGCAAAAAGATTTAGATCATCATCATATTTGTATAATAAAGATTTTGCAAAATATGATCACTCATCATCTAATCCAAAATTGTCACCTCAATCGGCAAAAACATTTGGATCATCAATATCACGCGAGAAATTTATAGTATCAAATTCTTATCGCGGTACTATACCATTTGTGACACAGCGAGATGGTGATGCACAAAATGTATTTCGTCGCCGACAAGAATTTTTGGCTGCTGAAACAGCATCAAAGGCAGAGCTTCTAGCAAATGTAACTAAAATTCTTGTGCATGGTGATAGTAATTTGAATGTTGGTGATACTATAGAAATTAGAATACCACAATCTGGTGAGAGCACACTTAGACGCAGACAAACAGACGGGTTTTCTGGTGGTAAATATCTGATAGTCGCATTAGCACACCGTGTAGGACCAAGAGGTCTTCGTTATGGTACTGCATTAGAATGCGTCAAGGATTCTTATTCACAGCCCGTTGATGGGAGATAAAATATGCCGGTACGTGATGATGAGTGGTTAGGCACAAATGGCTTTACATGGTTTATGGGAATTGTAGAAGATCGTAATGATCCTTTACGTGTCGGCCGTGTTCGTGTGAGATGTTATGGGTGGCATACATCAGATAAAACCGATCTTCCTAAGGAATCTCTTCCTTGGGCTCAAGTTATGGTTCCAACATCATCCGCATCTACCAGTGGTATTGGTAGTTCCCCAACAGGTCTAGTGGAAGGTTCTTGGGTTATCGGTTTTTTTCTAGATGGTAATAAAGCGCAGCAGCCCATGGTCATGGGAACTTTTCACGGTGTTCCCGGTGATGCATCAGCTGATAATGAAGGATTTAATGACCCAAATGGTACATATCCGCTAGCACAAGGCACACCTGATACATCTGCACTTGCCGCTGGTGGCCAAGAATATATCGGGCATATGAATACAAGAGATCGTATTGCAAGTAGAGTAACTGAAATTCCAGAAGCTGCAATTCGTGCAACATCCTCTGTAACATATGATGATGCGGAACCCGTATATGAAACTCCAACTTGGAATCAGCCAGAAATACATGCAACAACTACACCACCTCGTTACCCATTCAATCATGTACGCACAACTGAATCGGGTCATATTTTTGAAATTGATGATACCGATGGAGCAAGACGAATTCATGAATATCATGCATCTGGTACCAATAGAGAAATAATGGATGATGGTACAAGAGTTACTAGAATAGTTGGTGATGATTATGAGATTGTAGTCAAAGACAAAAAGGTGTTGATATTTGGTGAATGTAGTGTCACCATTCAAGGTGATGCGCGAGTGAGAATTGATGGTAATATGGTGCATGAAGTATTGGGAAATTATCATCTTCATGTTGTTGGTAATATGACGTCTAAGATTGAAGGTAATCAAGAAACTGAGGTATTAGGTTCAGCAGTATCACAAATCAATGCAAATGATTCTAAGACTGTTGGTGGTAATAGAACCAGAGGTGTTGGTGGAACGGTGACAGAAAACTATGCATCTACTCATGATTATACTGCTGGTGGTAATGTGACAAATATTATTAACGGCACAGTATTAACTGCATCTCTTGGTAAAATGACTCAGGTATCAGCAGGTGATATTGATATTGGGTCTGGTGGCGAAGCATCTATTGCTGGTAGATCATCTTTTACTGCTGGTTCTCCAGGACCAACTACAGTCAAAGGCTCAAGGATTGATCTAAACCCATGACAACACCTCAGGAATTACAAAACGCACTAACATCTAATCCAGCAATAACCAATGCTGCACAATCGGCTTTATCATCAGGTTGTGGTATTGGCGCTGCTCTATCAGAAGTTAGATCGGCCATAACTTCTGCAACAACTGCTATCAACGGTGCAATACAAACCGCGACCGACATAGTGGCATTTGTTCAAAATTTACCAGCATTGATGACTGCTCAGGTAACAGCAGTAATTTCATCGGCTGTGTCTAATATCTTAGGGCCAGTGCAAGAATTAGCAAACCAACTTCAACAAGAAATTGCATCACTTGTAAGTCTGATAAATGACCCAATTGGATTTTTATCACAATATCTTAGAATACAGCTATTATTTCCCAATATTGATTTGAATGGTCTACTCAATAATATATTATCTGGTATTAGCATATGTCAAGCATCTGCTACTGCGACCGCACAACCAGCTGAACATCCACCATCAAATCAACCAGCGCAAGCTGCACCTGCACCAACACCAATTCCATCAGCACCTGCAGTTGAAGTTTCACCAAATAGTTCAACACCTGCTCAAACTCGAATTGCTAGAGAAGAATTGGCAGCATTACCATCATCCGCACCAACTATTACCACAGCTGAACAAGATGCGTTAAATTTTCGATTAGAAACTGCACAATTAAGAATCGATAGACAGAGATTGGGACTACAATTAGCTTATACTCAATCACCTGAAATTAGAGAACAGCTAACCGGTCAAATGCAAGAATTGCAAGATAGAATAGATGCTAGAACTTTGTCATCTGAGAGCGTTCGATGATATTATCTTAATAAATATGCCATAAATGGAGAGCTTAGATGGCCGGTGCTATAAAAACCCCAATCTATAAAGATTTTGATCTGAATATGAAGATGCACCCGGTTACCGGTAAGCTCATTGTGCGTAAGAATTCTGATGCTGTAAAACAGGCAGTTAAATCATTAGTTTTAACAGACAAAGGCGAAAGACCATTTCGTCCTTTATTTGGTTCTGATATCAGATATAGATTATTTGATCTAATGGATCCATCATTGGAAATGAATGTGCAAACTGATATTGAATATGCTATCGAAAGCTATGAAGAACGGGCCCAGTTACTCGGTGTTGGTGTTGACGCCGACCCTGATACAAATAATCTGAGAATAAACATATCATTTTCAACTAGAAATTCAGAAGCACCAGCTAGCGTCTCATTGACCTTGGAGGCCATACGTTAATGGCTGCAAACAGCGCAATCACCGTCACTGGTCTAGACTTTGATACCATCAGGCTAAATCTGCGTAATTTTATAGCAGGTCGTCCAGACTTTGCTGATTTTGATTTTGAAGATTCCGCGATAGGTACACTACTAGACCTTCTAGCATATAATACATATTATATGGCCTTCTATGCAAATATGGCGGCAAATGAATCATTTCTAGATACGGCGCAGATTTATGAGAATGTGGTATCAAGAGCTAAGATGCTTGGTTATACACCAACCTCTGCTCGCGGTGCTACGGCCAATGTATTGATTAGCTTTTCTACTGTTGCCAATTCTACATTTAGAACAATTAATATTGCAAAAGATACACAGTTTCGTACGACAGTAAATGGTGTATCATATAGCTTTGTTACACCGCAATCTTATCCGATATATGCAAATTCAACAAATGGATTCCGTGGTCATATTCAAATAACTGAAGGCACACCATTAACACATCTCTATTTGTTTACTGCGGCCAATACCTCATTTGTATTACCGAATGCAAATACTGATACCTCAAGTATTGTGGTCAGTGTAACTACTGCTGGTAATACGCAAACCTACTCACAAGTTTCTGATCTTAAAGCTGTAAATTCAACTTCTCGTGTATTTTTTGTCGAGCCTGATCGCAATAAGCTTTATAAAATCAGCTTTGGTGATAATATACTAGGTAAGAAGCCATCTTTTAATAGCACAGTAACGGTATCATATCGTGTTAGCAATGGTATTAGACCTAACGGTGCAAATAATTTTACTGCTGTTGGTACAGTTGGTGGTCAAAGCAGCTTTACACTCACAGCCGTAGAGCGGGCAGAAGGCGGCGCTGAAATAGAAACGGCCGAGTCAATTAAATTTAATGCGCCGCGTCTTTATGAAACGCAAAACCGCGCTGTCACAAAGGAAGATTATAAGAGAATTATTCTGCGTGATAATCCGGACCTCTCCGCTGTAAATGTGTGGGGTGGTGAGGAAAATGATCCGCCAATTTTTGGTAAAGTCTATGCTTCCATCAAGCCTAAGATTGGTACTCTAGTATCGACCAATCGTAAAGAACGTGTTATACTTGGTTTACGATCATATAATGTACAGTCAATTGATATCGAGATAGTTGATCCAACATATCTTTATATTGTACCGACAATTATTGTAAGATATGATCCGCTTCTTACGACATTGCAACCGTCAGAAATTGCGGTTCGCATTGCAAATAAGATCATAGCTTATGAATCTACAAATCTAAATCGCTTTGATGGTAGATTTAGATTTTCAAAATTTCTAAGCAGCATCGATACCGCCGATGCTTCTATTGTGTCAAGCACGGGCAAGATTGAAGCTCAGAAAAAGTTTCTACCGTCAATAACAACATCAAATACATATCGCATTCCATTCAATCGAATGATTTTTCATCCAAGCGATGGATATCAAACGGCAGTATCATCAACCGCATTTACTACAGATGGCCTAACAACATTCTTTGATGATGATGGATTTGGTAATGTAAGAATTTATTACTTATCTCAAGGCACCAGAACTTATATCAAGTCTGTTGGAACCATAGATTATGTAACAGGTCTTATAACTCTGAATGCATTTGCTCCAACCGCAGTTGCAAATAGTAGTGAAATTGATATTAGAGTTGAACTTGATGATTATAATATCTCACCAGTAAGAAATCAAATTCTATTAATAGCTGGTGCCAAGATAACTCTGATAAATGATAATACTGGAGCAATTGATGCTCGACTTGATACAGTTAGCACAGTTGGTAACAGTGCTACATTAGGTGCGACATCAATCTCACAGCTGACGATATATTAATATGGCAATTTCAGGCGCCGAAGAAATCTTCAAGAAAATATCACCTCTTATCGAGGCACAATTTCCTGCATTTCTTCGCGATGAAGGGCCGCGCTTTGTTTCATTTCTAAAAGCATATTATGAATTTCTAGAGCAGTCTGGCCAGACCGTAGATGTAACACGCAGTCTAGTTGAATATCAAGATATTGATCGTACATTGGATTCTTTTGTGGAATATTTCCGCAAAGAATTTATGTTGAATATACCAAAAGATGTGCTAGCCGACAAGAGATTGTTGGTAAAGCATATTAGAGATTTTTATAGAACAAGAGGGTCAAAATTTTCATATGACTTTCTATTCTATGCATTATTCAATAAACAGATTGAGATTATCTATCCTGGCGATTACATTCTAAGAGCATCTGATGGTCGTTGGGTTAAAGAGACAATTCTTCGTGTTGGTAATCCATTTTCAATTCTACCAAAAAATTTTGATGGTAGAAATATAGTTGGTACTCAATCTGGCGCTACGGCTCGTGTGCAAAAAGTTACACAAGTTGTTGTTTTAGGACATCCGCTATTTGAGCTGCTTGTTGAAAACGTAGTCGGATCATTTGTTGACGGTGAAACGGTTACCGATGATCTAGGTAATACAGCAACCATTACATCAGCATTTGGTAGCTTGATTGGTATTGAAGAAGTTGTAGATTCCGGAGCGTTTCATCAATCGGGTGATGATGTTGTTATCACATCATCTGGCGCTACTGCCGCGGCCAGGGTGGCTGCCACAAATGATCAAGGACCTGTAACATTTCGTATCAATAGAGGTGGTAGTGGTTATCGTTTAGGTCAAACTGTCATTGCAATAGAAGGTGGATCCGGTACTGGCGCGGCCGCTGTGGTTACATCTCTTTCTAATACAACATTTGTTAGTCTGAATACAAATCAAATTGGTGCCTTACAAAATGTTGTTCTCAATACAGGATCTACATTTGTTTCTCTTGGTACTAATTCTGCTGCTGTATCGGCAAATCTTGCTGCGGCTAATATATCATCACAGCTAGTGACATCATTGAATTTTGCAAATTCAGTTGCTGGTACAATTAATGCAATATCCGTAACAAGTGTTGGTAAAAATTATGTTCCTGAATTACCAACAGTAACTGTTACAGATCAGGTTGTATTTGAGCAAGCTTTACCTGGTCAAAATGGACAATTTAAGGGTGGTGATGCTGTCATTGCTGTCATACGAGCACCAGGTGCAATTACACGACTTGAGGTAATTTCATCCGATGCATCGTTTGATAAATTTGCTGATGCAATTGTTGTCAATTCTCGCGGTGTAGCACCAACTATTGATACTAATACAGATCAAGCTGGTATTACAAGACACACAATCAGAAATACAACATACAATGCTGATATCAAACCAATTATCTCAGGCGTTATCAATCAGCCGGGTAGATATATTGATACCAAAGGTTTTCTAAGCTGGAATATGAGATTACAAGATAATGATTTCTATCAAGAATATTCATATCTAATTCGAGTGACCGAGATTGTTGACAAATACCGCGATGTAGTTAAGAGAGTATTACATCCTGCGGGTTCTAAGATGTTTGGTAGCTATCAGTTTGTATCAAATACTGTATTGACGCACAATCATGGTTTTGTTTATAGTCAACAAGCACTACTACCAATACCATTAAATGTTAATAAAGCAATTCTTATGTCTGCAAATGTATCTGTAGACGCACAGGATAGTCAGCCAGTAGGACTAACATTTAATTCGTCTGGTAAAAGAATGTATGTTATTGGTACAAATCAAGATAAGGTATTTCAATATAAACTAGCAACAGCTTTTGATGTGTCTACAGCAACTTATATGTCTAAGAGCATATCGATTGCAAATACATCTACATCTGGCCCAGGTGATACAGAACCACGTGATGTTCAGTTTAATCCTGAGGGCAACACAATGTATATTGTTGGTACAACTAGAGATACTGTTTATCAATATTCATTATCAACTGCTTGGGATGTATCAACTGTAACATATTCATCAAAAAGTAAAGATGTTTCTGCACAGGAGACAAATCCTCAGTCGCTTGCATTTAGCGATGATGGTTATAAGATGTATATTCTTGGTTCAACAAATGACAGCATATTTCAATACACACTATCAATACCATGGGATGTATCAACTGCAACTTATGCATCTAAATTCTTATCTGTTACGTCGCAGGAAAATAGTCCATTAGCTATGGCATTTAGTAATGACGGTAAGAAGGTTCTTGTTGTCGGTAGCACAAATGATACTGTTTATCAATATTCATTATCAACTGCTTGGGATGTGTCAACGGGCTCTTTTGACAGTAAAAGTTTATATGTTGGTAATCAAGAGGCCGCACCTCATGCATTAGCATTAAGCACCGATCAAACCAAAATGTTTATTCTTGGTACAGCAAGTGATATAGTTTATACCTATCAAAGGTCTACCTAGACCTGATAAATAATCGAACTAGGAAAAGGTTAGATGACAAATAGAATCACCCCATTTTTTAGATTGAATACTGCAGATCAGTTGAAGGAATCATTTGATGAACCTTCTCCTACTCGGCTTTATATGTTTGTTGGTAGGGTGACACCTTTTGCCAATGATTCATTACCACCTGCAATAACAAATACACAATTTACTACAGAATTTGATGTATATAAAGACATGATTGCAATGAAACGTATCAATTCAAATGATATTATATCTGTTGTACCACGATATAGCTGGACAAATAATACTGTCTTTACTCAATATAATGATAAAACTGCAAATTTTTATGACAAAAATTTTTATATCATTACTTCAGAAAACAACGTTTATAAATGTATTGATAATCATAGCGGCGCAGCATCAACCGAAGAGCCTTCGGGGATTAGCACATCAATTATTAGCACGGCCGATGGATATCGTTGGAAATTCTTATTTGCTGTTACTACAGCCGATGCACAAAAATTCTTAACATCAACTTATATTCCAGTAAGACAGCTAACTGCCAATAACGGAAGCGCACAGTGGTCCGTGCAGCAAGCCGCATCTAATGGTTCCATAGATCATGTGGTGGTAACATCAAATGGCAGCGGATATTTAAGTACATCAAATACATTTTTTTCTATAACTAATTCAACGACTGTAAGATTACAAACAAATGCATTGCAGATTGATGGTGCATATACAGGATCAACACTTTATATTTCTTCAGGTCTTGGTATTGGTCAGCTAAGACGTATTACAAAATATATTGGTACCGGCCGTATTGTAACCGTCAATGGTGCATTTACAATTACACCAAACACTTCATCAACATATTCAATTGCGCCCACTGCTCTAATCACCGGTGATAGTGGAGCCACGGCCGCAATTAGAGCTACGGCCCATGTGTCTAATACATTTGGTGGTCAAGTTCGTAAAATTACTATAGTAACCAACGGCCGCAGCTACTCATTTGCAAATGTTGTCATTACGGCAAATACGACATATGGTTCTGGTGCGGCAGCACAAGCTGTGATATCTCCAAGAGGTGGTCATGGTAGTAATGCTCGCAATGAACTAAATGCTAAAGACTTGATGCTTTCAATATCCGTATCTGGTGGCGAGTCAAATACATTTCCTACAAATAATGATTTTAGAACAGTTGGTATTATTAGAGATCCTAAGCTCAGAAGCGGACCTTCGGCAAATGCTTCGGTAATTGATCAATGTCATCGTATTGTATTGCAAAATGTTACTGGTGACTATACTGCCGACGAAGTTGTAACTGGTGGAACAAGTGGTGCGAAAGCTAGAGTTGTTTATTTTGCAAATACTAATGCAGCTAAATCAAAAGGTATTCTTAGAGTAATACGGTTATCAACAAATGGTATTGGTCAAGGATTTGCACAAACCGAAACATTGACATCAGCCTCTTCTGGTGTAACAGCTACTATTATCAATGCCGTAAAGCCCGCTATTAGAGAAAATACTGGAGATGTCTTATACATAGAAAGCAATCCGCCAATTGTCAGAAAACCAGATCAACTTGAAGAATTTAGATTTGTCGTGACGTTTTAAGGAATAAGAGGAACAGATGGCATCTATTGCTAACACCGTCACGATTTCAACGGATCTAAATGTAGATCCGTATTATGATGACTTCAGTGAGTCTAAAAATTTTCATCGTATTCTATTTCGTCCTGGTCTAGCAGTTCAGGCGCGCGAACTTACTCAAATTCAATCAGTTTTGCAAAATCAGATTGATCGTTTTGCCGAGCATATTTTCAAAGAAGGCAGCATTGTTCGTGGGTGTGCTACAACTTTAGATCGCGATGTCATTTATATGAAGCTTCGTGATAAGGCATCTAATGGTACAACTGTAGTCAATGTTTATTCCTTTTTGTATAAAACCGTCACTGGATCTACATCTGGTGTTTCGGCTAATGTCATTGAGGTAAATGACGGATCAGAAGCTAATACACCAAATTTCAAAACTCTATTTGTAAAATTAACTGGTGCTAACGGTGCTCGTCGTACATTTGCTAATGGCGAAGTTTTAACTGCTTCGGGTGGTGGTGGGCTTACAGCTAATCTTATTACATCATCGGCCACTGGATTTTCAGCCCTAATGAAAATCGGATCTGGTGTAATCTATGCCAAAGATCATTTTATTAGAGCCGATGAAAATACCCTAGTATTATCAAAATATAGCTCAAATGCTTCTGTTCGTGTCGGATTTGATGTTGTTGAATCTATTATTAAAGAAGCCGACGATTCTACCCTTTTAGATCCAGCATCAGGTTCTTATAACTATGCAGCCCCCGGTGCGGCCCGTCTAAAACTTTCATTACAATTCTCAAAGAAAGCTTTGACTGATACGGCCAGCAATAATTTTGTTGAGCTAATTCAAATTAAAAATGGTGTTATTCAGACACGTTCTGATACAACTCAATATAATTTGCTGCGTGATTATTTTGCAAAGCGTACTTATGATGAGTCAGGAAATTATGTAGTTAATGGACTTTCGCCTAGATTACGTGAGCATCTATTAAGCGGAAATAATCAAGGTGTTTATACTGCAGGTGAAGGTGGAAGCGCATCTAAATTAGTTGTTGAAATTAATCCCGGTAAAGCTTATGTTCAAGGTTTTGATATTGAACAGCTACAAAGCGCACGAGTTACCCTTGATAAAGCTACTGATTTTAAATCAGTAGAACAAGCATCTGCACTAATCGATTATGGTAATTATGTCATAGTTGATAACGTTGTTGGTGGTTGGGATGTAAATTCTCAGGGCTTAGTCAGTCTCAGATCACAACAAGCAAATGCAGTTTCAACAAGAAACTATTCGACTACAAATTTTCCAGCAACACAAATTGGTACTGCTCGTGTTCGTGCTATTGAACATTATACCGGTACACCAGGTCTTCCCTCTACACAATATAAACTCTTTCTAACAGATATCAATATGTCTGCCGGATTTGGATTTGCAAATGTTCAATCTATTGCTTTTAGTGCCGGGGCTGGCCAGGCTAACGGCAAGGCTGATATTTTAGGGTCAAATGGTAAAAACGCAAATACTGCTGATTCATCGTTTGACACAGCCGTATTTCGTTTGCCTGCAACAGCTATTCGCCGTCTACGTGACACATTAGGTAATATTGACAACGATTTCCCATTCAAGAAGTCATTTGATATTACATTTGGCACAGGTGGTACAGCATCTGTTGCTTCTGGTTCTGCCAGCGAAACATTTGCAGGAAGCGGTGTTATATCTTCGGCTACAGGCCGTGCCAACTATTATGTTGTTGCTAGAGGATCTACAAATACCGCGGCAGTTAGCACTTTAAGACTAAGCACAACAAGCGGATCAAATACTATAACTCGCTCTAATAGCTCAATCGATTTAACAACTAGATTTAGTGCAGGTGAATTAATTCGTGTTGCAAATACGGGTGACTTTATTGTTACATCTGTATCAGCATCATCTTTGAATACCTTATCAACAGCTGGTGCTACCCGCACAAATATGCGAGTTCATAAGCTTATAAAACAAGGTCAGGTATTGGATTTTGGTGGTAGCGGTGGTTTAGCTGGAGCAGCTCGTACCATCACAGTATCATCTTCAACTCAAACTGATTTTGATCTGAAAGAAACTCTTGGTGCATCACTTAATGCGACAGTTCTCACCGAACTAAACAAGGTTGATGGTCAAGAAGCATCAAAAACGGTCAATAGAAATCGTAGAGTTCAAATTAGAATTGGTGCTGGTGGTGGTACGTCATATGTTGCTAATACCACAGGACCTTGGCCGCTTGGTCTATCTGATGGATTTAAGTTAGTATCTGTTCGCAGAAAATCAGGTTCTAATTTCGCATCTCTGACAGAGGGTGCAGATGTAACAAACAGCTTTACCCTTGATGCGGGAATGCTAGATGATTTCTATAGCCATGCGCGTCTGGTGCGTAAGCCCGGTAGTGGTATTTCACTATCAACTGGCGATAGACTGCTAGTTACACTTGATTATTTTACTCATAGCTATTCATCTGGTGTTGGCTATTTCTCAGTCGATTCGTATCCCGTCGATGACGTAAATGCAGCAGCTGATACCACAAAAATATTTACATATGAAATTCCAGTTTATGTTTCACCAAGAACTGGTTTAAGATATGATTTGAGAGATTGCGTAGATATTCGTCCTCGTATGACGGACACCGCAAATAGCGTTACCTCGCTTACAAATATATCAATTAATCCAAAACTATCAACGACATTTGATCAGCCGTCTGGTGGTTTAAGATTTATGGCGCCCGGTGAAAATTTCACCGCAGACCTTGACTATTATCTACTTCGAAATGATAGAATTGTTCTTGATCGCGATGGCAATTATATTGCGGTAAAGGGTGTACCGTCGCTTAATCCGACAACACCAGATGAACCCAAAGATACTATGTCAATTACGACTATTAATCTGACACCATACCCATCACTTGCTGATGAGCAGGCCCGCAGAGTTAATAGAGGTGATTTGGCATCAAAGGTATTTCCTGTTAAAAATCCTAGATTTACAATGAAAGATATTGGTGTTCTAAGAGATAGAATTGAAAATCTTGAATACTATACAACTCTCAATTTACTTGAGATGGATACCAAAAATCTTCTTGTTCAAGATTCAGCGGGTAATAATAGATTTAAAAATGGAATCTTAGTTGATCCATTTTATGGACACAATGTAGGCGATGTAAAAAATTCGGATTATAAAATTGCCATTGATCCTAATTTCGGTGAAGCGCGCCCCCCATTTAAGCTTGATAATATCGAGCTTTTCTATAATTCGGCCAATTCAACAAATGTTGTTCGCACAAATGTCACACCAGGTGGTGTAGCCAGAGACCAAATTGTTTTCATTGCGAATTCTGCATCAGCATTTGCTAATGGTTCTACAGTAAGCTCTGGTGGAACAACTGCTACCCTGAGATTTAAGGTGGGTAATAAGCTATATGTTGAAAATGCAACTGGTAATTTTGTTGCATCGTCAACAATTTCAAGCGGAGCTGTGTCCTCAACTATCTCTGGTGTATATGGTATTCTTGCCGGTGAAACTATAACACTGCCATATACTCATGAGATATTTGTAAATCAGCCGTATAATTCCACTACTAGAAATGCTGCAGGTCTATTTTGGAAGTGGAATGGCAACATTACTCTTGATCCCCCATCAGACTATTGGGTCGATACTGTTCAGCTTCCTGACGTACTTGTCAATATTGATAATTTTGATGAAAACTGGGAGCAAAGTGGTGCATGGGGTACTGTCTGGAGCGATTGGCAAACCCTATCTCAATCAACTGATGTTAGCGAAGTTCGCGGAGCATTTCCCCAGCAAGTAATAACCACAACTACGACCACAACAAATCAAGCTAGAGTTGGAACTCGTAGAACTCTTGTTCCTAGAACTACTACCACAAGCACAGGTAATAGGGTAGTAAGCACAAATATTCAACCCTTTATGAGATCGCGAGAAATTAGATTTATAGGTCGTGGTGTTAAGCCGACATCAAGAGTATATCCATTCTTTGATGGAACTGCGGTATCACAATATGTAACACCAACTAATTCATCATTTGCAAATACTGCAAATGAAGGTGGACATCTTATTTCTGTAGCAAACGGAAATGTATATGGAATATTCCGTCTACCGTCTAATGAAAATATGAGATTTAGAACTGGTAGTCGTATTTTTAGACTGACAGATTCACCAACAAATGATACCAATCAGGGCACTTTCTTAACTTCGGCCGAAACTGTATATACAGCCGAAGGGCTTACACAAGATGTGCAAAATACTGTTGTAAGCACAAGAACTGGTGATGTTGTTTCTGAGGCAGTTCTAGAAGGTAGAACTTCAATTACTGTTGATCAAACAATTTTTGATCCTATCGCACAATCATTTACAATGGATACTAATTCTGTTGGTAGAATATCAGGCTCAGGCGCATTTGTAACTAAGGTTGATCTGTTCTTTGCTACTAAAGATACCCAAATTGGTTGCGAAATACATATTCGTGCAGTTGATCCTCTAACCAATAACATAACACCTCGTATAGTTCCGTTTAGCAGT